TGCAACCTTCGTCCACGGCCCGGTGCCGCTCCACCCTGTCGGCAGCGTGGCCGCACCCGTGACAAGCTGCGCCCCGGTTTCCAACCCCTCGAACGCATCGCCCAGCAGCGACACGGCCTGCCCTGGCGCGCTGACCGGGGTCACGCCATCCGCTTGAAACACCGTTTCCGTACGATGCGCGTTGCCGAAAAAGCTGGACGCGCCCCGCAGAAACGCAGGCCCCCAATTCGAGATCAGCGCACGTTCCGCCACGCCCGACAACAGCCTGTCGCCAGTGTCCCACCATCCGATCGGGATGGCGAACGCCACCGGGTGAAGCGCATCAATCGGGGTCAGGGTAGCCGCCGCCGCCTCTGCCGCCGCTTGAGCCGCTTCCGCCCCCGCCCGCGCAGTCGCGGACAGCCCCGCTTGTGTGGTCGCGATCCCGGCTTGAGTGGTTGCCGTGGTGGCCTGTGTGGTTGCCGTGGTGGCCTGTGTGGTTGCAATGCCCGCCTGCGTCGTGGCCGTGCCAGCCGCGCCCGTGGCGATGCCCGCCTGATCCTCCGCCTTCGCCGCCCAGTGCAGCGCGGAAAACTGATCCGGCCCGGTTTCGACGGGGGTATCCTCGGGGTTGGTCGCCCATTCCTGGGCTTTGTCGCGGGCCGTCNGCGGGANTCGGTCGCGCTGTCGGCTGCGGCTTCGGCGTGGCCTTCTGCTGCCACAATGGTGGCTAGAGATACCGTGCGGGCCGGGAGTGTCGCCGGTACGGACGGGATGTCGATTTCGGTGGGCATGGCCTATACCTCCTGCGGGCTTGTGTCGCGGGCTATCCAGATCTCACCGGTGCTCTCATCGACCAAAATGTTTCCGTCCTCGTCCAGAAGAACGCGCGGTATGGGTGGTCCCGCGAACCGAGGGTCTGGTCGACCGCGCCGCACCGCGCGCCGAGCCTTGGGTGACAGCATGTCAGTTCAACCCGAGTTCAGTGGCCAGCCCGCGGGCGCCATATCGACCAATCGCATTGATGCCCTGCGCCAGCATACTCATTCGTGTGGCTCCGTCGGCATCTTGTCCATATTGCCCCAGACTGGTGTTGATCCGTTCGCCCGGCTGAAAGGCCGCCGCGCAGCGCCTCCCGCCAGCACCCCATGCGCCGGGGTGTTTTCCAGATCTTCGAGCCGCTGCGCCAGTTCCGCCATGTCGGCCGTCGAGATCCGGTCAAGGGCCTTGCCGACGGCGTCCATGAGCATGGTGCCCTCGGTCAGACCGATCTTCTGCTGGCCCATGGCCACCGCGATCCTGTTGAGGGATTCCTTGGCTTTTTCGGTCGTAGATATGTCGATATCGACCGTGTCGCTGATCGTCGACGCCTTGTGATCGGCTTTCGGAATCACATAGGGGAGCAGAAGATTCTGCGCTTCCTGCGAAGCGGGCCCTCCCAGAACCGCGCGCGCGCCCAGCATGTCGATGATGTGGGGGGCATAGGCTTGCAGCTTCTTGACCAGATCGCCCTGTCGCATTCGTCCGCCTCATACCGCCGTCTTTGGTTGCGACACTAGCATGGCGCAACCATTCGAGCAATCCGAACGAAAAACCCCGCATCGCTGTCAGGGCGATGCGGGGTTTCAGTTCGATCCGGGAGGAAAGAACGTGATGGTAAGATCGGGCAGATGCAGACCAACCACATCCCGTATTTCGCACGTCATATTTGCGACGTCAATACCCTATTCAGTTACCGTAGCCAGCCGCCGCGCGTCTTGGCGCCGCACCCCCGTGTCTCGCGCTGCCGCTCTGATCGACGGATATACCCGGTCGCCCACTACGCAGGGTATCGGAGCCCGCGCGTGTTCGCACGGCCGGCCTATGCTGTCCTGCGTGCTGCGCTCGATCGCGTTGGACACCGCCTGTCGACTGACGCCGATTGCATCGGCGGCGGCCTGCATCGAAGGGTAGACGACACCCCTGATCCGAACGGGAACCCGTCGCCCGGTCATGGTGCAGGCTCCGCCGCAATCGGGTCATCCGAGACGTGATAGCCGATCTCGATGTCCGTCCGGCTCTCGTCGATGGGCACCCATATCCGCAGGTTGCGGCACGGGTATCCGGCGTCGCCATCCTGCACGCGCCGCACCACAGCCGAGATCGTCCACCACTCGCCGCCCTGCAGTTGCCGGACGGACGTGAAGATGCAGGCCGCGGCCAACCACGTCTCATGGACGTGCAAATGCGCCATGGCCCTATCAAGGACCGGATAGACCCGGCTGCGGTCGTGGCCCCACAGTGTGAGGGGATGTCCCGCGTAGCGATCGACGCTCATGACAGCACCATCAGACCGATGAGCATGGCCAAGGCCGCGATCGGCAGCCAGATCCAGCGACCGTGCCGCGTGTAGCCCGGCGGGAACGGTGCCACCCAAGGCTCGGCTGGCTCGCTGACCCCGTCACGACGCAAGGTCCGCCTGCGTCGCACGACCAGATTGACCCTGTCTACCTCGGACCCCGATAGGCCGCGTCCGCCGCCATCCGCGCCCCAATCATCAAGCCCGGCTTCGAGTGTCGCGTCGTACATGTCAGACAGCCGCTCCATCTCGGCCTCGGTCGGGAATCTTCGCTCGCCCATCGTGTCACCCTCTGGTCAGGATTATCCTATCCGGTTACAATAGCGGACCGTCAGGCCCGTCGTCAATACGATACTTCGGCTTGACGGCCACGACCCAGCCTTTCGCCACCTTCTTCTCGAACGCCGTGATCCGCCGACCCATCTGCTGCGCCAGCAGCGTGATTGCCGCCGCCTCCACCCTTGCCTTCTTCGCGTCGTTCGTCTGAACGGCCGACACGCGCGACAGAGCAAAGTCGATCCCCCACCGCGCGACGACCTCCTGATCGGTCAGATCCTTGGGGTCGGGAACCTGCGCGTTCAGGTCCGGCGTCAGGTGGCAGCCCAGCGCCTGTCGGATCGACGACCATTGCGCGGCCACACCATCGACCTTGATATAGGCCCCGAATTTTCCGCGCCGATAGATCCGCACCTCCCGATTGGCCGATGCCGCGTTCCAGACACGCACCATCGCCGTCGGATCATCCAGCCACGGAAAATGCTTCGCCTCGCGCGGCCGATACCGCACATAGCCCGTGTCCCGATCATACCACAGAAACGATCGGGCCCATTCGCAATACCCTGCCCAGTCCCGATCGCCGGGCCGGGACTTGAGCAGGGCCAGAAACACCGTCATCCCCGCAACGTCGCCATCAGAACAACCTCCCGCACGCGATTGATCGGCACCTTGACATTCCCGATCGCCACGCGCCCATCCAACGTCGCCCCCTCTTCGACATGCGCCCCGCCATAGGCCGCATTCCAGTTCCGGGCCACAACATCCTCCGGCAGCTTCCGCATGACCCCCCGCGGCCACCATCGCCCGCCACTCCGCCGCCCGCCGCGGCTTCCACACCAGCATCGCCTCGTCATACTCGATCAGCGCCACGATCAGATCATCCGTCACCTTCTGCGACGCNACCCTCTTATCCCTGTGCTTGACGGGCGCAAAGACCCAACGCCCGATCCCGAGCGCGGCCATCACGTGTTCAACCTCGATCAGCATCTCCCCCAGCTTCACATGCCCGGACGGCGTCGTCGCGACAGGCTTTCCGACAAACCGGGCATTGAACACCTTCATCCCCGTCATGCTCCATGACGCCGTGCGCCGATACCGTCGCTGCCGTCGCCCTCTCTCATCCAGATATTCCGCTTCCAGATCCGTCAGCCATCCGACCAACTCCGGGTCGCGCGCCCGCCACACGACACCCCCGGTGCTTTGGCTGACGCGAAACAGCTTCCGCAGGATATCATCCGGCACCGGACAATGCCCCAGCGGGTTGCGCCGTGCCGGAATACCCACGGTCGCAGGCAACCGCACCGGAACAGCCCGCGGCTTTTCGATCACCGTCCCACCCAGCAGCCGCAGCAGCACGCGCGCGCTGTGCTGCTTGTCCGCAAACTTCACGGTTCCGTTCGGCGACACATAGCAGGGCCTTCCCACCATCTTGCGGTTGAACCCACGCGCTGTTTTCTCCGGATCGACCGTGTTGAACAGCCGGGGATCCCGCTCGGCCCATACCAAGATCGACGGGTCTATCGGGTCCAGTTTCACGAATTGCGCAACATAATCGCGCGTCAGCGGCTTCGGCGCTTTCCGAACGGGATGCAGCAAAGGCATAGGCGTCTCCTAAGGTTGATGGTCAGGCAGGTGGTATGTCCATTAGACGTTTAGTCGGGGCATCGAGGCTTCGCAACTGATTTCCGGGAAAAAATTCCGGAAAAATATCCGTCCGGGAATTGCACAGACGAGGATACCATTAGGGTAGTATTGCATAGACTAATCATACCACTAGGGTCAGAGAGGGGTCTAGGCGGAGTATTGCATAGACTAATCATACCACTAGGGTCAGAGAGGGGTCTAGGTTTCGAGGCTGAAATATTTGGGCACCGCCGCCCAGTATAGGGACGATGCGTCTTGCCAAGGCCCCCCGGCGCTGGCAGGCCGGGGCGTTCGCCGGGGCGGGTGCCGTTCATGCCGCGCGGTGCGCGCGACGCATGCGCCCGGCGCGCGGCGGTCGATGCGCGCAGCACAGGGGGCCATGCCTGCTGGGCAGGGGGTGGGGGGTGTGCAAGGCAAGGGTGGGGGCCGGGCCGGGAGGGCATGATGTTTTTCTGCGGCGCGGCACTGTAAAGGCGGGCGTGTGCATCCCATGCTGGTGCTGTTTGCAATGTCACATCATGCGACAAAACGATCGTTTGTAAACGAGTGTAACGCTAACTCAATAGGTTAGCGTGAAAGCGTGGCGCACAGGTGCTGCCGACTGTCGATCCCATCGCCCGGCGGCTGGGGCTGTGGCTGTCCGGGCGTGGGGCTGTGGCTGTCGGATCCGGTGATGCCCGCCGTTACGACCACTGTCAGGCCCATCGCCTGCGGCACGCACCGGGCCGCTGTGTGCCCGGCTCTCGGATCTGGTGATGCCCATCACCTACGGCACGTGGGGGGCTTCTGTGGCTGTCACAGGGGCTCTCAGGGCGTGTGGATAACTCTTTGATTCCGCTTCTCACAATACAACCCTACATTGCGCCACGACTAAAACACTAACGAAACCCACCGACCCGAAGGGGGGCTTTTGGCTTCCCCCGCCAAAGCCCTACCCGTTGCCCTGCCTGACCTTAATTTGCGTATGTTCGTCTCGAATGGTGAATCATTTACCTATTCGAATAGCCTATGTATTTCAGTGACTTACGACTGCACTATCTGTCTGTCATGTCGACTAAAACGACTGCACTAATTTTAGCCTACCACGTGCCTTTTATGAGAACATCACGTGAACATGACGACTGAACATACCACCCGCCTGACCCCGTCCCCTTAATGGTGAATCATTTACCGGGTCTTTTTGTCGTGTCTTATCAATGCCTTAATTTTTGCTCTCAACTCTTTTACTCAGGCAGTAGTTATTTACTTACCGAGTTTCGCCTTAGATAACAGTGACTTACGACTGAACTAAACGGATAGCATGAAAACAACGCTTTCCCGCTAACCGCATGACCCCCCTTGACGAATCAGTAGCACTGATGCTACGTAGGTGGCGGGCCGCAACCCCTGCCGCCCCTGACCTTCGACCATCTGGGAGACCTGACCGATGACCTTGACCACCTACACCGCCCGCACCGATGTCCCCGCCTTCACCGCGCCGGAGCGCGCCGCCGACGGCCGCGTCCTGAACCGTGATGTACTGAAGTTCGCCGGGGCGGTCCTGCCCGAGATCGGAGAGATCATCTTCGTGACGATGAACGGCATCGGACCGGCTGTCGTCACCGGTTATTTCACCGAAGGCGGCTATCTGGGCGTGTTGTGTGACGCCCATACCCCGCCCGCGTGGTTGGTGAAGCAGAACGGCCATGGCCGCGGGTTGCATGTGTTCGGACCTGAATTCCGGATCGAGACCCCGTCACGATCCGGGGCGGGATGTTCGACGATGGCCTGACCGAAGGCTGACGCATCGGTGAACCGCCGGGCCTGACCGCGCCCGGCGGACATCCCATGCGCCACCGCATGACCTGACCATCAACCCTGGGAGACCTGACCATGAGACAAGAAACCGCCAAGATCGCCCGCGCCTTCGCTGCTGGTGAACCCGCACGTGGCAACCGTTCCGCCAGCACGGGCGATTCCGTTGTCCTGCACGGATCCCGGATCGTCTGGCGCGATGCTGCCACGCCGGGGGCTGTCTGGCTGTCGCTGGCGGGCTGGAACACCGCCACGACCCGCGACCGGATCAACGGGGCCCTGACCTATGCCGCGCCCGGTTGGCGCATCCGGACCATAGGCGGCGCGGCCCACGTCATGTCGCCCACTGGGGCCCTGCATGAAATGGGCCCGCATGACGTCGCCATGATCGACCCCGCGACCGAGACCGTCGCGTTTCGGGCCTGACACATCCTGTGCGCCCGGCATGACCGCCGGGCGCGTCACCTGACCATCAAAGCGAGGATCGAACGATGACCGAAAGAGTCGCGCCCGTCTGCTGGGCCTGTGGCAGCCGCGAGATCACGGCAGACGCATCCGCCCAATGGGATGTGGACCTGCAGGCATGGATCCTGACCGGCACGCATGAGACCTACACCTGCGAGAGTTGCGGCACCGACATGCGCCACCCCGTCATGACCCCCATTGACCTGCTGTAGCATATCTGCTACTCTGACTGCGGGGCGAATCGCCCCGCGCCTGACCCTCTGACCATGAAAGCGAGACCTGACCATGTTCCTGCACTCCATCACAGCCATCAGCAAGCCGGCACCCGGCACCGCCGAGATTCTGGCCGCCACCTATGTCGACCGCGCGGGTGAGCCCGTTCCCGTGCAACTGCCCAAGGCTTTCGGCGAAGGGTTCTTCGCGTGGCAATCCCGCGCCAGCATCTACACCTGCCCCTATGGCGGACCGTTCGGGGCGCAAGCCCGTGCCGAATGGATGCGCGGTTGGACCGCCGCCAGCGAAGGCTGCATGCGCGCCTGATCCGTCTTGTTCTGCCGCCCTGGCGCACGGGGCGGCATCGCTGGACTGACCATCTGCAACAGGAGACTGACCAATGACCTTGACCGACATCGGATACGACTGGACCACGTTCGAGCATGCGGGCCTGACCTTCCGCGCCAAGATCGAGCGCGACGACGACATGGGCGCACCATGGGACGAGCACGACGGGCGTGGGCCCGTGTCGGACTGGACGACCCGCGACAAGCTGCCCGGCGAACTGGTTCTGAGCGAGGATCGCCGGGGCCGTAGCAAGCGGTTCTACGATTTCGCCGAAGCCTGCCGCATCGCACGCAAGGAAGGCTGGGGCTTCCTGCCGGGCCCGTTGGTCCTGACGGCCGATCCGGGCGACCATGCACCCTATGCGAAGCGGGGTGCCGGGCGACATGCGGCGACCTGACGGCCCATGATCCCGAAGACATGAACCGCGCCATCACGGCGGTCTATGCGATGCACCGGGCGACCATGACGGCGCGCGAGTATGCCGCCAAGGCCGCGATGCGGGATTTCGAGCATCTGCGGGACTGGTGCCTTGACCGCTGGGAATGGGTGGGCGTGATCGTGGAACGGATCGAGACCGACGAAGATGACGAAGAGATCGAGACGGGCGAATCCGTCAGCCTGTGGGGCATCGAGTCCAGCGACGAATCCTATCTGATCGAGACGGCGCTGGAACTGGCCGACGAACTGATTCCTGATGACGCCAAGGCCGCCGCCTGATCCGTCTTGTTGCGCGCCCCATGCCCATGGGGCGCGACGCTGGACTGACCTGAAACCCTGACCATGAAAGGATCCTGACCATGACTGACCTGATCCCCGTAGCCCATGCCGTGACCGTGAGGTACAGGGGCGCAACGAACACGCGCGGTGCCTACTGGGCCCTGTCGTGGCCCAGATGGGAATCCGGATCGACCGTCCGGCGCAAGCTGCCCTACCAGATCGAGCGCGACGACGTGGCGCGCGAGGCCGCCCGGATGCTGTGCGACTGGCTGAACGAAGGGCCCGGACGTGAGGTGCGCCCGGAGACCGTGACCTACGGCACGACGGGGCCTGACGCCTTCGTTGTCCTGATCCGCACGACCGTGTCGTAAACCAACCCGGTTGACATGCCGTAGCATTNATGATACACTGTGATTCGGGGCGCGGCTGATTCGCGCCCCGTCAACCCCTGACCAGAGAGACCTGACCATGACCAAATCCTCTTTCCTTGCCGTGATCCGGATGAGCGTGGGTGGCGGATCGTTCCACCGCGCGGACGATGCCGACAAGGCGGCGACCGCCGCGATCAAGCAATTCCGCCGCGACTGGGGCCGCATGTTCGACATCCCCAAGGGGCACGAGTTTTCCGTCGCCATCTATGACGTGACGGGCATGGGCGACCTGACCATCGGTAGCGACGGTGTTTTCGACACCGATAACAAGGCCGTCCCGGTCCTGCGGGTGGAAAAGCGCAAGAAGTGACGCATCGCAACCCTGTCCTGCGTGACTCACGTGGGACAGGGGCCCCATGCGCCAGTCTGCATGACCTGAAACCCTGACCATGAAAGCGACCCTGACCTATGACCGAACGCATCAAGCTATTCATTGAAACCCGTGGCGCGGCCATGGCCGAGCGCCCGCCGCGTCCGTTTCTGCGATCCGTCGAAGCGGTCTATCGCACGCACCCCGGTGCCAATGCCCGCACCGTCGTGATCGAGCGCGTCTTTGCCGTCCCGCCCGCATCGCACGTGGGTGTGCGGTTCGACGACGCCGAGACGTGGTTCACGACACCCGAGCGCCCCGCCGGGATGCACCGCACCATCGACGACGCTATGGTGACGCTGCTGTCCTACTATCCCGAGGCCCTGCCCGCGACGAATGTTCTGGCGCAGTAAAGGAGTTTCGACATGACGAACGCGATACGACGGCAGGACATAGGCCGCGTCCTATTTAAAAGTCTGATCGACTTTGCGGGCGACCAGATCCGTCCGTACCTGCCGGCCAAGGCAGACGATCCTGAAATCCATCAACTGCTGGACATGCTGGTGCGGCATGCAAAAGAGTCAGCGGAAAAGTAACCTTTTTGGTTGACGACACCGTAGCTTGTATGCTACGAACGAATCACGACCCCAACAACTGAATCCGAGAGGAACAAAGATCATGGCAATGGAACGTTACATGCGGTCTGGAATGTCGAACGGCGGGCGTCTGGTCGCGCGGGGCAACGAGCCCCTGACCAACGAGGCGCTGCGCGCGGCTGTCCCGTCCATCTTCGCGACCGAGGCGCACGAGTCCCGGTCCGCGCGCTTCACCCCGATCCCGACCGTCGAAGTGCTGGACGGGCTGCGCAACGAAGGGTTCGAGCCGTTCTTCGCCCAGCAATCCCTGACCCGTGTCGAAGGTAAGGCCGCTTTCACGAAGCACATGCTGCGCATGCGGCACCGGTCCCTGTCGAACGACAAGGGCGAGGCGTTCGAGATCATCCTTGTGAATGCCAACGACGGGACGTCCGCCTACCAGATGCTGCCGGGCTTCTTCCGCTTCGTCTGCGCCAACGGGCTGTTCGTCGGCGACAAGTTCGACGAGATCAAGGTACGCCATTCGGGCCGCGCGATGGATGACGTGATCGAAGGGGCCTACCGCGTGCTGGACACGGCCCCGCAGGTGATCGACGAGATCGGGCAGTTCAAGGCCCTGCCGCTGTCCGAGGGCGAGCGCAACGCTTTCGCCACGGCGGCGCTGGAATTGCGGTTCCCGTCCGAGATCGACGAAGAGACGGGCGAGGCGGTATCGAAGGCCCCGATCACGGCGGACAAGCTGCTGGTGCCCGCCCGCTATGGCGACACCGGGCGCGATCTCTACACGACCTTCAACGTCGTGCAGGAACGCGCTGTGCGGGGCGGGCTGCGGGGCCATACGGTGGGATCGGACGGACGGCACCGCCGCACCAGCACCCGTGAGGTCAAGGGGATCGACCAGTCGAAAGCCCTGAACCGGGCGCTGTGGACGCTGGCCGCCGAGATGGCGAAGCTGAAAGCCGCCTGATCCAGCCCACGCCCCGGTCTGCGGACCGGGGCGTGCCGCCATGAGCCCGAAAGGAACCTGACCCCATGGATGAAGATCACACCGTCATCCTGCTGATCTACCTCGCCGTCGTCGCTGTCGGCGTCGTACTCGTTGGCCTGACATATCCCTGACCCCTGAAAGGAACGACCAATGCACCGCAACGAAATCATCACCGCCCTGCAAATCAGCCGCGGCATGACCATCGCCTATGTCCAGTTCTATTCGAGCGAAACGACGGTCGAGCAGCTTCGCCAGAACGTCACGCGCAGGCAGGGGCCGACCCCCGGCGGCAAACATTATGCCTACAAGGTGCCGCCGAACATGACGTTGGCCGAAGGCGACATTGTCGTGGCCCAGACCTACGATCACCTGTCGCTGGGCGTGGTGAAGAACGTCACGCAAAATATGCCGCGCGATTACGACTTCACCAAGGCCCTGCGCTACGTCGTGACGAAGGTCGACACGACCGATGCTGAGCGTCTCGAGCGGGAAGAGCGCAGCATCGCAGATCAGTTCGCACGGGCTGAGATCAAGTCGAAGCTGCAGGAGTACGAGCGCGCAACCGGGTTCAGCCTTGCGAGCCTGTCGACCCCGACGCTGGACGCCCTGTTGCCGCCGCAGGCTGTCCCGCCGCACCCGGGGCCCACAGTCGAGACGGGTTCGATGCAATATCCGTACCGGCATTACAGCGCGCACACGACCTACGAAGGCGAAACGCACGTCGGTGTCATCCCGGACGAAGCACCCAAAGCCGGGCTGTCGGATGTCCGCGATTACGCCGACCTGTACGATCTGCCGCCCGAATACTGACCTATGGGCCGCCGCGAACCACACTGGGGCGCCATTGGTGTCCTGCTTATCGTCATGTCGGCCAGCATCACGTCGATGCTGGCCGCGGGCATCATCCTGTCCTTCATTGGGAGACTGTTCTGATGGACCGCGTCACCATCCTCTTGCTGTTGTTGGGCCCGACCGAGCCCAGCCTGCCTGTCGGGGCATTCCCGACATTCACCGCCTGCGCCACGCAGATGATCGCGCTGCGGGCCGTCGAGCCCGATGCCGATCTGCTGTGTCGCGAGGTCTATTACGCCCCGGAAACAAGCCTGCGCCCGCTGGCGCGCGGCGAGACCGGCCCTGTCGACGAGGCCCGAGGATGACCCGCACCTATGACATCTGGCGCGCATCGTTCACCCGGCGCTGGCACCGACACGCATACCTGTGCGACACGCACGATCCTGTCGGGGCGCATCAAGGTCGCGTCATGCTGTTGGTCTTGGCGCTGGAACCAACCGCGTCCCGCAACCTGCTGATCGCCGCTGCGACCCACGACATAGGTGAGGCGGCTGTCGGTGACGTACCGAACCCGGTCAAGAACCGGAACCCCGATCTGAAAGCGGCGCTGGATCGGATCGAGGCTGCAGCCGTGCAAGCCATGGGTCTGCCGATTCCAAGGTTGAACGCAGACGAAACGAAGATGCTGCGGCTCTGCGACAAACTAGACGCCGTCATGNGGGCCAACCACCACCACGACCGCAGGCTCATGTCCCAGCCGGGATGGCAAGCGGACATCAGGGAATGCCGGGAGATCGCAAAGCAGTTGGGTCTGGCGTTCGAGGTCGAGAAACTGATGGAAGGATTGAGCCTGTGACCTTGACCCTGAAAGTTACCGCAATGGCGGGCGACAATCTGGCAGATGTCGCCAAAGAAATAGCCGTGCTGGCGATTCGACTGGATATACACGTCGAGTGCGATTTCAACGGCGTCGTATTAATTATGCCGCCGCACGGGTCGTGGCCCAAGATGGTGGCGGAATATGAGACGGAGATACGAAAAAACGGTCTTCAAACTAGAATGGCATGGGGGTGACGACGATGACCGACTATCCCTTGACGCCCGAGGCCGTCGAGCGTGCAGCCGCCGCGCTGGCTGAATCCGTGAACGGCGGATGCTGGGACTACTACACGCCGGAGCAGCGGGCCCTATGGCGGGCCCGCGTGCGTCACGCCATGCGGCTGCACGCTTGGCGCGGCCCAATCCCCGATGAGGAACAAGAACCATGACTCCGACCAACCTGTCTACACGTATGCGGAAACTGGCCGAAGAACGGGACGATCTCCCATCTAACTGGATCGACCTCGCGGATCGCTTCGATACCGCCACCGCGGGTTTCTACGCTAGTCCGCAGACCGTGACGGTAAAACAATTCATGGGACATTACGTGCGGGCCCGACGCGCGCGGTGCGACGCAACAGGAGAGCCTTTAGTATGACCGCCTACGAACCGCACCCCGGCCCGTTCCCTGTAACGCGGTCTTTGAAATCCATCGCCGAGACCGTTGCCCGGCACACATCCATGACTGCGGCGGACTTGCGCGGCCGGTCTCGGACCAAGGTCATCACGCGCGCGCGGATGATGTTCTATGTGGTGGCGTTCGACTATGGCTACTCGATGAGCGACATCGGCGACTATATGGGTCGCGATCACAGCACGGTCATCACGGGCGCAAGAACACTGCGCGCCAAATGGGGCCCCGAGAACGAGGCGCTGCGGGACCGGATAATCGCAGACTTGCGGCTTGACCCGCGCGAATCGGCACCGGAGATGACCCCCCTTCTGGATGGTCAGGATGACGGTGATCCGCTCGAAACGCTGCGCCGCATGATCGATTCGGACCCGGACAACACCGTGTTCAGCGTCTCTCTCAAGTGCGGATTGGGCCGTGACACGATATATCGCTGGCTGCGGACACCAGATCCTGTAGATCCGACGATGACAGTTCTATCCGTTGCGCTTCGCTTCTATGGATACCGGATGCGCGCTGTTCCGGTGGACAGCACATCTCGCTGATCGTAATGTCGGCAGCACCACATGCGCGGGAATAGAAAAAGCCGCGCCATTTCTATGACGCGGCTTTCCCTTTGCCTGACCAAGGCGAGCGCCCCACCTGACCGATGGAAACGTGATGAACATAGCGGCAACCCCCACATCTGACAAGCCCCAACCCACGCCCGAGCAGGGGCGGTTCCTGACCGCCGTGCGCAACGCCATGAGCGCCGACAGCGATACCGTGATACGCATGCGGCTGAGCGGGGGCCCCGGCACCGGAAAATCGTTCACGGTGGCGCAGGCCGCCAACGCGGCCGCCGACGAAGGATGGTCCGTTCTGCTGATGGGCCCGACACATCAAGCCACCGGCGTGCTGGCCGAGGCTGTGCCGATGGCGTTCCCTTTCGACCCGGACAGCGGCAACGGACTGACCGCGGGCGAGATCCAATACGGCACGGCCCACAAGATGGCGACGTGGGTCCAGCGTAGCCGCAGCCGGGGCGCAGCCGCAGGTGAGACGGATCCGGTCCCACGCGATAGCTGGCTGGGCCGCGCGTTCAAGCGCAACTGGGATGCGCCTCCCGACGGGGTTCTGGTGTTCGCCGACGAGACCAGCATGTACCATGGGCAGATGGCCAACGCGGTTGTGGCGGTGTGCGAGACAATCCACAGGCTCTGCGGCAAGGTCATCTTCGTAGCCGTAGGCGACCCCGACCAGTTGACCCCTGTGCGAGGTCCGACCTATGTCTACACCGAGCGCGAGGGGCCCGAGACGCCGTCGCCGCTGGTCAGCGATCGGTCTTTCGACGATTACAATCTGGTTCAGAACGTGCGTGCCAAGAGCGCCGTGCTGCGAAATGTCGTCACGCATTTTCTGACCAGTAAGGTGGTGATCCCGCCGCCCCAAGACCAGACGATCTACGTGTGGACAGATGCCGACGAGCGGTTCTTCGAGCATTGGGCGGACAGAATTCGGACGGGAGGCACCGAGTCCGCGATCATGCTGGGCTACCGCCGCGCGGCAGTCGCACAGGCGAATGACCGTATGTGCCAGATCCTGCACGGCGCCCCCGCATATCAACTTTCGGCAGACCGGATCATGCGGGTGCAGCAGACCTATACCCCCGGAGGGCGGACGCTGGCGGCATCGTCCGATCTGGTGCGGGTTCTGGATGTCCGTGAAGTCGAGCACGAGATCGCCGAGAAGCTGCTGCCGCCCGCCAAAGGCCACAAGGTCGCGCATGATCCAGCGGTAATCTCGATCTTCCGTGACGTGTTGGAGATCGACATCAAGCAGAACGGACCTTTCACCGTGGCGGATGTCGGGGTCTTGGGCACCCGGTCCGGTATCTTGCGCGGCGTCCCGGTCGTGGTAGCGTCCGAGCATGGCGCGATGACCCCGACGATGCAGCGGTGGGGTATGTTGGAGGGCTCCTTGTTCCATGCCGCCTTTCGTCGCAATCATGCCGACGCCACCGTGCGCCGCGGGATGGGCGCAATCGCCTATTTCGTGGCCGACGATGCCAAGCTGCGGCTCGAGGCACCCTATGCCATGACATCTCACCGGGCGCAGGGATCGACCTATCGCAACGTCGCGGTGCTGGCGGACAACCCCATGGGCGGGCGCATCGTCGATCACCGCGTCGAGTCGGCGCGAGATTCCAGCACCTACGTCATGCTGTCGAGGGCCAGTGAGAGCCTGACGATCGCATGGACACCCCGCATGACGAACGGATGGTTCTGATATGGCAGACGCGGCCGATCTTCCCGCTCGCGCCGACTTGATTCGGCGCGTGTTCGGACGCTATGTCGACGCCCCCATCTGGGTGGCGTGGCAGCAAAAACCCAACCCTGACCCTGCGAAAGACCCGATCAAGGTCCCCATAGACCCGAACACCGGGCGCGCAGCTAGTGTGACCGACCCCAAGTCGTGGTCCGCGATGGGCAAAGCGATGGCCTATGCCCATCGCACGGGGTTGGCCGGGATCGGGATCATGACTGGGCCAGATCCCGATACCAATCCGGACGGGGCGCCAGACAAACCGTTCATCGTTGGCGTCGATTACGATAACGCCCTGCGTGCCGATGGCACCTTGATGCCGTGGGCCGAGGCGCAGTTTCTCGAAGGCACCTATGCCGAGATCAGCCCATCGGGCACCGGGGTGAAAGCCTACGCCGTTGTGGCCGGGCGTCCCGAAGGTCTGCCCCCTGATCGAGACGGCACGGTTCTACGGCTGGGCCAACTGGAACCTGCGACCAGCAACGGCAAGCGGGCGGGAGTCGAGGTCTATACCAACCGCAGATGGTTTGCGGTGACGGGCGTGCCTTTCCGTGGGTCAGACGCGCACAAGATCGCGGACATGACGCAGCGCATACCTATCCTGCTGCGTCACGCCGCGCCTGCGCAGATGGTGTCGCTGCCCGAGGCTCCGCGTGACATTGACGACACCACGACGCCCCAAGACGCCCGTGATGCGCACGCACATGCCCTGTCTGATACGGACAGGGCGACACTGGCCGCAGCCATGCTGGCCTATCCCGATCTGGCGCAGGCCATGGTAGGGGCAGACTGGGCGGACAGGTCCATGGCGCTGTTCACCGCCGCAGACGCCGCGAAAGGCCACAAGCTGTCATTCGGGCAGTTCGTTCACGGCATCATGGCGTCGACGGGGTCAGCGGCCGAACACGTCCGGGCCCAGCCGGATCCATACCGCGCGTTGGCCCGCGCGTGGGACCGCAGCCCCCAACCCAAACCGCTCGACGCAGTGCCGCCTGCCGACCCAGACGCCCACATCGGGGATCGCCCCGGCGTTGCCAAGCCGGATTTCCAGCCGGTCGATCTGAGCATGCTCGATCAGCCCAACCCGCTGGGCCTGCCGATGCACCTGCCGCTGGATCTTTACCGCAACCCGCCGCCGCTGCCGAAATTCATCCTGCCGCAACTGCTCCCCGCCACGCCGATGGCGTTCGTTGGTACGGGCGGCGTGTTCAAGTCCACGATCTGGTGCATGATGGCGATCTATATGGTGCTGGACCGCCCGCTCTGGGGGCAGACATGGTGGGAAGGCGGCAACGCCCTGATGCTGACCAAGGAAGATGACCGCAGTGTCATACTGAACCGCGTCAAGGATCTGTTGCACAGGTTGAATGTCACCGAGCGCCAGTATCAGGACATCGTCGCGCGCAGGANATTTATCGACGACATGACCGGCACCGACATCCGATTGGTGGAAGCCGACCGCAAAGGGAACCTGAGTCGCACCCCGGCCGTCGAACATCTGATCGACAAATATGCAGGCCACGGCGTCACGATGGCCGCGATCGACCCGATGAACATGTTCGGGCCGGGCGAGGTTCACGGGAATGACGGCGCGGGCATGATGATGCAGGTCGCGTGGTCACTGTGCCGGGGGTGGGGCACCAAGGATATGCCGGCCAATGTCAGCTATGTCCATCACACGTCCACCCATGTAGCCCGCGAAGAGATCGAGGATGCCCACGCAGGCCGGGGCGCGTCGGCCGTGGGCGACAACGCCCGTGCGGTCTGGGTTCTGCATAGGCACAAGCTGGTCAATCCGGGGCGGCATGTGGCGCCGCCCACTATTCCGCCGGATGCGATCGCCAGAGGCGATGTGATACGCCTTCACATGGCGAAGAACAGCCACGCGCGCCGCATCATGCAGCCGTTCTGGGCATGGCGGGATGAGTCCGGTCTGTTCACGTTCGAGATGCCGATGGACGACGAGGCAGCAGAGGCCGCCGCCGCCCGCGCGCCGACTGCGGCCGAGGTCACACGCCAAGCGCGGGCTGTGTCCGTGCTAGAGGATCTGAAAGACTGGGCGAGATCAAAACCCGGTGGGTTCACCCGCGCCATGTTCACGACCGAAGCCCGCACGCGCCGCATGGGCAGCCGGGCCGACGAGTTGTTGCAGTCTTTCATCGACGAGGGATCTGTCACCCGAAAGCCGGGGCTGGCCGAGATATACGAGGCCACCGCTCCGGCTCCCGCCAACCAGACCATCTACGGATTCTAGGATACCTGACCAATGTCTGATCGCACCGCCATCATTCCGTTTCCGCAAACCCCTGACGCCGTGTTGACCGAACACATTGGGACCGGCATGGAGTGTGTCGTCGTTGCCGGGGTCGACTCCGACGGGAATATCACGTCGGTGGCATCGACGGGCGTGACGTATCCTAGAGACGATCGGCATCCTGCAAGTCTGTATCGCCCGGCTTACCGCGCATATCGAGAAGGGAACCTGACCATGAGCGAAACCTATTTCATCGGCTGCACCCACTTCGGGCGCAGCAACATCATCCGGCTGGGCAGCCGCCCGTTCAAAGACGTCAATCACATGAACGAGTCGCTGGTCTCGAACTGGAACCGGGTCGTCCAACCCGACGATCGCGTGTTCCATCTGGGTGATTTCGGCTGGCACGGGTCCGTGAATTTCAGGCTTCGGCTGAACGGGCAGATCACCTACCTGCGCGGCAACCATGATCCCGAAGGCTGGGGTCCGGACATGATCGACACGAGAATCTACGGCCGCCGCGTCGTCATGTGCCACTATCCGATCGACGGAATGGAACGGATATTACAAAGGCGCGATCTACATTCACGCCCATACCCACAAACCGACCCTCGTGACGGCGGAGCGGCGTGCGAATGTCTGTGTCGAAGCCATCGACTACACCCCCATCTCGTTCACGCAACTGCTGCACTTTCTGGCGCGGGCTGGCGGAGGGCCTGTGTGATGCTGGACCTATCGAGCGGCGTGACGATCGCGCATGGAGATTGCCTGCATGTTCTGCGCCGCATGGCTGACGACAGCATCGACAGTATCGTGGCTGACCCACCCTATGGTCTGGCATTCATGGGCAAGAAATGGGACTACGACATGCCCGGTGTCGAGATATGGGCCGAATGTCTGCGCGTTCTAAAGCCGGGCGGCTACCTGTTGGCCTTCGCCGGGACGCGAACGCAGCACCGGATGGCCGTGCGGATCGAAGATGCGGGGTTCGAGATCCGCGACATGATCGCGTGGGTCTACGGATCGGGGTTCCCTAAATCGCATGACGTAAGCAAGGCCATCGACAAGATGTCGGGCGAGAAAGGTGCCGTTATTCCGATTGGCGCGGCGGTGAAGCGCCTAATTCCGGGCGCGGACCAACACAAGACGGGATCGTGGATCAAAGATAACGGCCGCACCTATCAACCGGGTGAATACCAACCCGCCACAGACGACGCCGCTGCGTGGCAAGGATGGGGCACGGCGCTGAAACCCGCGCTAGAACCTATCACCGTTGCGCGAAAGCCTTTGATCGGGACTGTCGCACAGAACGTGCTGACGCACGGGACCGGGGCACTGAACATCGACGGGTGCCGAGTCGCGGTCGATCCAGAAGCTGACGCATCGCAACTGCGCGTGATGGGTGCGGGGGCAGCGCGTCGAGGATACAAGCGGCCAGACGTGGGGTCTGAGTAAATCTGGCGGTGACTTCCCGCAAGTTGTTAGGCCAGAAGGTCGGTGGCCGGCGAACCTGATCCACGACGGCAGTGACGAGGTTCTGGCGGCATTCCCGGCTGTCGGCGGGGCAACTGGCGTCTGTCGGTCCGGCGAACGGCGCCAAGACCAGNNTGAATGTCTATGGGGATTACGGGCCGCGCGCCGAGACGCCGCCGCGCGGCGACACTGGTAGTGCCGCGCGGTTCTTTTACGCAGCTAAAGCGAGCAAGGCCGATCGTGACGAGGGGATGCAGACTGCCGAGGTTGCGTTCGTCCAGTTCCAGACCGCCAACGGGACGAGCGGCAAGGCGTCGTCACTGTCGGAAGGGCGGGACACCAATTACCGGAACACGCACCCGACCGTGAAGCCGACCGCACTCATGCGCTACTTGTGCCGCCTCGTCACGCCGCCCGGCGGCATCGTGCTCGACCCGTTCCTTGGATCCGGATCGACAGGAAAGGCTGCCGTAGCCGAGGGGTTCCGTTTCGTCGGGATCGAGCGCGAAGCCGAGTATATACCCATCGCGCAGCAGCGGATCGGGCATGCTATTTCCGAGGCCAAGGATTATCCGTTCAAGCTGCGTGTCGACTACGGATTTTAACACCCCAAGTAATCTTTTTGGTTGACACCCCAAACGAGCCGGACATATGGTCCCCTTCACACCCTTCTGCCAGCAGGCCGCCATGACCAAACCTGACCCGACCCCCATCCTGCACGACTATCAACAGGCTGACTTCGACGAGATCATGCTGCGGTTCGAGCGCGGCGATACCCACATCGCATGTGAATGGGATCCGGGTCTCGGAAAGAGCCTTCTGACAATCATGCTGGCCCGCGCTCTCGGCGCTCGGCGCGTTCTCGTCCAGTGTCCGTCGATCGCGTCTGGTCTCGTTGGACCCCAGCTAACTGGAAACTGTGNNGGCCGTCCGCGCCCGCCGTGTTCATATCCGTCCAGCAAGCATGCCAGCCGCGTCGAAACCCTGACGACGCGTGTCGTCGTCGTGACCCACGACTTGCTGCGCAACGACGACCTGCGCGCCACGTTGCGAGAATGGGCCCGTGACGGCTTCGGCGTGATCGACGAGGCGCAATACCTGCGGGGCCACGATACCCAGCGCACGGGCGCATCCTATGGCCGGGGCGAAGGGGTCATGTCCTATGTCTCTCGCGTCGTCCTGCTGTCCGGAACCTTCGTCGTGTCATGGCCGGACGATCTATGGACCCACCTTGCCCGCTGGGCGCCCGAGCGGATCATGTTGGATGGTCGGCGCATGGATTACGTCACCTTCCGCGATCACTTCCTGATGACCCGGCAGGTGCCGATCCCCGGTGCGTTCATCAAGCGCACCCAGATATACGGCATGACGCCGGAAAAACAGGCGGACCTGAGAGACCGGCTGAAAGGCTGGAAGATCAAGCGCACCAAGTCCGAGACGAACCTGCCGCCCCTGACGTGGCGGGACATGCCGCTCGAACTGACCGCTGCCGATCGCAAGCAGATCGAAACCGAGTTGAACGATCACATGCCGCCCCGGTTGCAGACTCTTGCCATGCGCGCGGCACGCGACCCGGACAACGCGGCGCTGGCTCAACAATTCATGGACGCGATGGCCGAGTATAGCGAGTTGATGCCCGTCGCCATGCGCGTGCTGGGCGTCGGCAAGGCCAAGGCTCTGTGCCGGGTGTTGCGCGAGCGGCTGGAAAATTCACGACAGGCGATCGGCATATTCGCTGTGAACCACGCGGTCATGGATATCATCGACACCGAGTTGAAATCCTTCGGCGTGCTGCGGATCGACGGATCGACCAGCCTCAAGCGCCGCGGCGACGCCGTCGACCAGTTCATGCAGCCTGACGGCCCGCGAGTGTTCAATGGGCAGGTCCAAGCCTGCGGCACTGCGCTGACCCTCGTGCGCGCCAACCAGTGTTTCTTCGCCCAACAATCGTGGATTCCGGGCGAAAACTTCCAAGCTGCCTCGCGATTCCACCGCATCGGGCAGAACAATCCCGTGGACGCCTACGTTCCTTTCGTTCGCGGGACGCTTGACCAGCCCATGATGCAGGTGCTGCGCAAGAAAAACATCGCTGCATCATCCACCAACGCCTGAAAGGATTGACCCTATGGCTATCACGATCCACATCGACGCGCTTGACCCCGCGGATCTGCGGCGGCAACTGACTGACCTCCTGCACATGAACGGCGCACCCCGCGCCGAGTCCGTCGTCCCGACGCCCACCGCAACTCCGGCAGAAGAACCGGACGCGGTCGAAGCCCAGCGTCCGGATCCCGGCCCGTCGAATACCCGCGGTCTCACGGTCGATCAACTTGTCGCGGGAATGACCCTCAAGCCCACCGCAACGTCATCGCTGGGAGATGGGGCCAAGGTGTCGAACGGTGATTATCTGCTGCATGAGGGTGAGGTCTGGCATATCGTTCAGACCTATCGCGGGTCGGTTGTCGCAGTGAACGAAGCGGGCGTCGCGAATATCCTGCAGACCGCCAACTGCGCCGAACATACCGGGGCCCGCCCGACCGCAGCGGCGCGTGCCGGAACCGCGGCTGCGCTGATCGCAGATCAGGCTTCAACCGACGCCAGCACGGCGGCCGTCGCAGCCGATGCGGCTGTCGACGCAGGCGCACTCGTCTCGCCCGAGGTTGCCCAAGACCTGCGGGTCATGGCCACCGAAAAAGTGTCGAACCACGGGCTCCCGGTCAACGCCGTGTTCGAGAAGCTGCAAGCCATCGCTAACGTCAAGGCGATCGACATGCTGACCGTCGAGCAGGCCGAGATGTTCCGCGAGTGGATATCGGCGGTCGGCACGAAGCCCGAAACTGACGGTAAATTCGGGTTCTGATCGCATGCAGCTTCTACTACCGCACGAATTGGAGGATATGCGGCCGTCGTCTTTGGCACGACAACTCGCATGTCCGGGCTCGCGCCGCCTCGCCGCGAAGGCCCCACCCAAAGCCAGCAGCAAGTGGGCGGACGAAGGGTCTGCGGCTCATGCGCTGGCAGAACGGTGTCTGCGGGAGGGCCGGGCGCCATTCGAGATGCTGGGGCAGAAGATAGCGATAGGGCCGACGGTATATACGGTCAACGACGACATGATCCGTGCTGTCGGCCATTACATGCTTTCCATCTGGCGCACGCGGCGCGAGGCCGGGCCGCGTGCTATGGTCGAGGTCGAGAAGAAACTACAGATACCCGAGATCAACGGGTCCGGCACGGTCGATCACATGGTGGTCCGAAAGGATATACATCGCATGTGGATCGACGATTACAAGCACGGTGCGGGTGTCTACGTCAGCGAGGTCATGAACGCCCAGTTTCTGGCCTATGCTATCGGGGCCGCACGCCTCGTGTGGGATGGCATGTGGCCGGGGAGTCTTGAGATCACCATGACGGTGCATCAACCTCGATTCCCGGACGTAAAGCCGTCTCGGTCCTATACCATCAAAGGCGGGCAGTTGATGGTCTGGATGCGCGAGAAATTGGAGGTCGGCATCTACCGAAGCCGCGAACCCAACGCTCCTTTGGTGGCCGGGGATCACTGCCGATTCTGTCCAGCCAAAGGAATCTGCATGGTCTATCTGTCCGCACCTAAACCGCCATACCAGCACCGTCCGATCACGGCAGAGCCCGTGCCGGAAGGTCTGCAATTCTGAGGATCTGACACATGAAACGAACCGTCACACTGACGATCGCAGACTCACTGGAAGAGTTGACGCCGGAAGAACTGGGCGCGCTTGTCGCCCAAGGCAAGACGCTCGAGAAGGTGTTCAAAGCCGCTGGCGATTTCGTCAAGGAACAGCTTCGCACCGGGAAGCCCGTGCCCGGCTGGGCCTTGGTCCCCGGACGCCGGACGCGCGAATGGTTGTCCGAAGAGGATGCCAAGGCCGCGCTGGCGAAAGCGGGTGTCAACGACCCCTACAAGCGCGAATTGTATTCGGTGGCCGAAGCCGAAAAGCTGCCGAATATGGATGCCGATACCCTCAAGCCCGCGTGGAAATGGGTTGATGGCAGCAAGACTCTCGGCCCCGCGCCGATCGGCACCCCCACGCAACCCAACTACGGTTTCTAACCGTCCACCATCAGGAGAATACTTATGGCTTTCGATCCGATCCAATCGTCCTACGGCCGTCTGCGCTGGCCTTTCCTCGGTGCCCCTCGCGAGTCCGACACGGGCGGTGATCCGCGCTACGCTGTCACCTTCGTCGCGGGCGGACCCAATGGGTTGCGCGCGGGCGATCAGGAATTCCTGACCGCGGTCATGCAGCAGATGGATGCGGCCTGCATCCAGAAATGGAATGTCGGTGTCGACGGGATGCGCCAGCGCATGGCCGCCGCGAACAAGGTGTTCAATCTGGCGCTCAAGCGGAACAACGACCCGGCCCGCGCCAAGCACGCCGGTATCGGCGAGGCCCCGGCAGGATTCCATTTCGAGGCCAAGACAAAATACCAGCCGTCGTTCTTCAACGCGGCGGGCGAGAAACTGGCGCATTTCGATCCGACGTTCTTCTATGACGGTGTCGTGGCGCGCGTCTGGGTGTCGGCCTATACCTACGAACACCCCAAGTCCGGGCCGGGCGTCGGGCTGAATATCCACGGCGTGCAGTTCGTTCAGCACGCGCCTGCGTTGGGCTCTGCGCCGATCGACGCCAAGCCCGCAGACAACGTGCCGTCCGATCTGCCCAGCGCGCCGCCCCCGGCTGTCACAGGGGCGACCCCTGCGCCTACCTACGGCACGCCCGGTGCGCCCCCTGCCGCCAGCCCCGAGGCGTCCTACTACCCACCCGCTACGGGCCAGACACCGCAGCCTGCGACGCAGCCGCCGGCGGCGGGCGGTCCTGCTGCTAGTGGTTTCGGGTTTTAGAAACCGAATAGATTAACGGTAGCAGGAGTCTGAGACCATGCTGGACGCGCGTAATCCCCGATCCGAAATCCCTGCGACTGAAAGGTCGCAGGGTAACTACGCCGTGCTGATCGGGGATTGCGTCGCGTCCATGCGGGGGTTGCGCGCCGCGTCGGTCCATACCTGCGTCACGTCGCCCCCCTACTTCGGCCTGCGCGACTATAAGGTCGAAGGTCAGATCGGGCTTGAAGAAACCCCCGAAGCCTTCGTTGCCCGGCTGGTTGATGTGTTCCGCGAGGTACGGCGCGTGTTGCGTGACGACGGGACGCTCTGGCTGAACTTGGGAGATAGTTACGCGCAGCAAGGCGGGCGCGGTGAACAAGGGTCTACCAGTGCGCGCAAAGGGCGCGCGAACGTTAGTGTGCAGAAGAAGCGCGCCAGCACTCGTGCGCCTGATGGTTTGAAGCCCAAAGACCTGATCGGCATCCCGTGGCGCGTGGCCTTCGCTCTGCAGGCTGACGGCTGGTATCTCCGTCAGGACATCATCGCTGGTATCTCCGTCAGGACATCATCCGGTCAAAGCCGAACCCGATGCCCGAGAGCGTCACCGACCGCTGCACTAAGGCGCACGAATACATCTTCCTGTTCTCGAAGTCGCCGCGATATTATTTTGACAACGAGGCGATAAAAGAACCGGGTGTTATTCCCGCAGGAACAAAGGGTGCCAAGGGTAGTGCCGAAAGGTTCGGGACGCCGGGCGTGAATAGCCGCCCGCCTGAATATAAAGTCTATGACGGAATGCGAAACCGTCGCTCAGTCTGGACCGTGACGACGAAACCCTACAAGGGCGCGCATTTTGCCACCTTCCCGCCAGACCTGATCGAGCCTTGCGTCTTGGCAGGCTGCCCTGTCGGCGGCACTGTGCTGGACCCGTTCGGTGGCAGCGGCACGACAGCGGGCGTCGCGCTGCGTCACGGGCGAAACGCGATCCGGTGCGAATTGAACGGTGACTATGCGCGGGATCTGATCCCATCGCGCGTATCGTCCATCGCGGGCCGCCCCGTGCAGTCAGGGGGTTTGTCGATCTATGGCTTTTGATTCTCCCGTCCAGATTCCCCTGAACCTCGCGCTGCGCAACGGCGCGGCGGCACCGCATGGGGTGCCGCCGTCCATCGACTTTGAGACCCGGTCCATGTCCGACCTCAAGACTGCCGGTGCGCGGCGCTACGCCCAGCACCCCAGCACGCGCGTCCTGTGTCTCTGCGTCAAGATCGGCCCTGCCGAGGATGTCTGGGTGCCGGGGCATCCCATCCCCCCGATACTGGCCGAGGCCATCGCGCGCGGCGAACAGATCGCCGCATGGAACGCCACGTTCGAGATCGCGATCTGGGAAGAGATCATGGTGCCCCAGTATGGCTGGCCCGCTCTGCCTGTAGATCGCTTCACCTGCACCATGCAGCGCGCCGCCATGGTCGGTTGCCCCGGCGCCCTAGAGCGTGCCGTCGTGGCCCTGCGCTTGCCCGTGGCAAAGGATATGGACGGCCACCGCCTGATGATGCGGATGTGCAAGCCGCTGCCCGAGCGCAAGGGCGATACCGCCGTGCGATGGGCCGACGATCCCGATGAACACCTGCGCCTGCAAGCCTACTGCATGGACGACTGCCGGGCCGAGGCCATGGCCGCCAACAGCCTGCCTCTGATCCCACCGATGGAAGCCTACGTCATGCGGGTCGACCGCTACATCAACACCCGCGGCGTGACGGTCGATGCACTGGCGGCGCGCGGCGCGGCCCAGATCGCCCGCGTCGAGAAGGCCCGCCTGAACGGCGCGATGAAACAGGTCACGAACGGGCGCATCGGGTCGACGAATCAGGTGGCCGAGATCCTGTCCTTCGTGCAGCAGCGTGGGCTGGACATCGAGCGGCTGCGGGCGTCCGACGTGCGCACGGTGCTGGCCGACATCGACGAGGTCGATACGTCCGGCGATCTGGACGTCACCGATGAACAGATCGAAGCCTACGGGCAGGCAGACCCCATCGCGGTTCAGGTGCTGCGCCTGCGGGCCGAAGCCGCCAAGGCGTCGACCGCCAAGCTGGACGCGCTTGTGAAGGGTGTGAACGACGCAGGCACCATGACCGATCTGTTCGCCTATGGTGCCGCCTACCGCACGCAACGGTGGGCCGGGCGCCGCTTTCAGGCCCACAACCTGCCGCGCGCCAACCCGCCGTGCGAGACGGATGACGAGATCGAGACGTGGTATGAGACGCTGGCGAGCGGGAACCATCAGGCTTTCATCGACATGCTGCCTGCGGGCATGTCAGTCATGGACGGACTCAAGGCGTCGTTGCGCGGGTTCATCACGGCGTCCAGCCCCAAGAAACGATTGGTCGTCGCGGACCTAGGGCAGATCGAGGCGCGCGGCGCGGCGTGGATTGCGGGCCAATGGGATGTGATCGAGGCGTTCGAGAAACTGGATGCCGCTGTGCGCGCCAAGGCTGACGCCGAGACCATCAAGGGGCTCGACATATACACTGTGACCGGCCGCAAGATGGCGTCAGATAGACAGAGTGGAAAAATTGCTACGCTAGCCTGCGGATATCAGGGGGGCTGGCACGCGCTCCTGCTGTTCGCCTTGGCCTACGGGATCAAGTTCACGGAACATGAGGCCCGCAACATCGTTGACGCGTGGCGCGCGGCCAATCCGATGATCGTCGAAGCGTGGCATCTGGAAGAGAAAGCCGCCAAGCTGGCACTGGCCAACCCCGGCGTAGTAATCGACAGGGCCTATACCGGATCATATTGTTTTCAGGGCGGCAACCTTATGCGCAAGCTGCCCAGCGGCCGGTGCCTGATCTATCGGCAGACGCGACTGGAACCCCAGCCCACACCGTGGGGTCAGACGCGAATGACTCTGACCTACGAAGGTAACATCTTCGCCAAGGGCCAGCCCGGCACATTCATCCGGCTCAAGACCTATGGCGGCAAGTTGTTCCAAAACGCGGTGCAGGCGATCTGCCGGGACATCCTCGCTGTCGGTCTGATCCGGGCCCACCAGTATGGGTTGAACGCCGTGCTGCATGTTCATGACGAGCAAGGGGTCGACAGCCCCCTGCATATGACAGACGTCCATAGCGATTGGCTGGTGAAAGCCATGACCGACGACATCCCTTGGGTAAAGGGATTGCCTATCACGTCGAGCGCCGACGTGTCTTTTCGCTACCGCAAAAACTAGGAGAACATCATGCCGAAGAAAGCTACTGCCGTCACCGTCCCCGATCCGTCGGGGTCCAACTCGACGGCTACACTACTGTCGTCGATCGAGCGGATCATGTCCCTCACCGAAGAGATCGAGGCGACGAAGGAACAGCAGAAAGAGGAATTCGCCGCGATCAAGAGCATGGGCTTCGACACCAAGATCGTGCGGGCGGTCATCAAACGGATGAACGAGGATCCGGACGCTCGCGCGGAACACGAGATGCTGGTTGAAACCTACGAGGCCGCGCTCGAGGCGGCCAAACTGAAAAGGATCTGATCGTGGCACACCCTTTGATCCGGTGGTTCCACCACGCCCATCTTCCCGAGAGCCTGCGCAAGGTCAGCGTGCCGTTTGCGGTTCTGGCGGTTGAACTGGACGATATATTGAGCGACGGGTCTGAAAAGACCGTCGCTCTGCGCAAGCTGCTCGAGGCCAAGGATGCCGCTGTGCGCCAGCGTGTGGCCGACGTCGGCCCTGCACCCGGCATCCACCCGCCGCTCGATCCGGACAAACCATCGTGAACATCCCGGCCGTCACCATCCGCATGCTCTACCAGAACCACAAGGGGATCCTGTCGATCCGGACGATCACCCCGCGTGAGATCGCGTGGCGATCGACGGAGCATCACCCCGAAGAGCAGTTCATCCTGACCGCATGGGATCACGACAAGAGTGCAATCCGAGACTTCGCGCTCAAGGATTGCGACTTCATGTCCTGTCGGCCCGAATGATCTACATCGGGATCGACCCCGGTACGCCCCTCACGATCGCCGCCGTCACAAGCGGCGGCGATCTTCTAGACATATGGGACAAGAGCGCCGTCGCGACCCAAGAGACGCGCGGCAAGTCCGAGAAATGGTACAACAACCCCAGCCTGATCGCCGCCGTGCTGCGCCCCTACGCCGCACTGGACTGCCTCGTCGTGCTCGAGCACGTCTCGCCCATGCCGGCGCAGGGTATCGTCTCGTCGTGCCGCTTCGTCGGCTCGATGTATCTGGCCCACGGCGTGGCCGCAGGGCTGGGCATGCGGGTTGTTCTGCGCACCCCGTCGGTCTGGAAGAAAGCAATGGGCCTGTCCCCGGACAAGGAGCGCAGCCGCGCCAAGGCCCTAGAGATGTGGCCCGGCAGCAGCGACAGGTTCAAGCGCAAGATGGACCACGATCGCGCCGAGGCGGCGCTGCTGGCCCTGTATGAGCGCGACCGGAATCAGCCCAGCGCGGCGTAGTAGAGGATCGTGTTGGGCCCACTCCCGTAGGCCCGCCAGCGCACGTCGGTCCCCGCAGGGACGATGATCGAGTCCCGCTCCGACCGGCTGAAATCCGTGCGCAACAGGAAGCCGTCCATGTCGTCGGTCGCGGTGCCGCCGATGTCCAGCAGAACAGTTCCGGCCTGTGCCTGAAAGACGGTGTCGGCCGCCAGCGTGAGAACCGGGGTCGACCATGTGGCCGTGGGGCGTGTCAGTGCCATGTCATTTCACCTTTGCGAATCGGCTCGCGACAAACGTCACGAGAGGGGCGCCCATCGCCACAAGACCGGTGATGATCCAGTTGGCAAGGCTGTCGAAATGAATCGTGATGGTGCCTGCGTCCATGTCCACCGTCGCGCCGATCGCGGCGGCCACCGGTACAGCCATGACGTAGATCAACATCCGGATCGCAAGAAACATCATTCCGTGCCTCCAAGTTTTGCGTCGAGCGACGCAAAGAGTTCCCGACCGTGGATTTCAGGGTCGTTCGTATCGGCGGTAAAGTCGACCCAGCCCCAGACGGGGTGGTTCAACTGGCATTCGATCCGTCCGTCGTCCAGCCGGACTTCGTTTCTGGTCTCGGTCAGGTTTGATTCATCCATCACGCGATCCTCAAGAACAAGCCGACGGTTGCGCCGAGCGCGGCAGGCGCTGCCGAATAGGACATCGCGCGCCACGTACCAGACAAGGTCGCAAACTGGACCTGCAGGTCGAGATCAGCCCCAACGGTATTGAGTCGCACGCCAGCCGGGGTAAGGCTCGCCCCCGAATAGGTGTTGCCCGGCGTGATCGCGGTGCCTCCGCCCGCGTTTGCGAGAACGTAGGCTCCGATAACCCCGTACGCGGTGGCGGCGTACAAGTTGCGGATACCTGCGGCGGATAGTGCGTGCGTGTGGCTACCGGCCGTGACCGCATTGGTCGTGGTGTCGTTCAGCGTGCTGGGCGTGCCGATATTCAGAGTGACATTAGCCGACAAGGCACCCCCGCCGGTCAATCCGTTTCCAGCCGTCACAACACGGGCGGTCGGGACGGCACCGATTGTGGCGGGCGTAACGTCCAGCGACTCCTTGCTGATCGGTGGAATTACCGAGGCGATGACGATACCGGAGTCGACGCCTGTTGCCCACAGAACCGCAGCCTGACCGGTCGGGACCGGAGTGGGCAGAACCGATGTCAAACGCCCGTCGTCGGTGCAGTAATAGGGAACGCCCGCCGTCATCGGGAACGTATCGACCGCACCCGATTCGATACCCGTGACCTCGCCCGAGAACACGATGGTGAAGGTCGTCCCTGCCGTAGCTGATATGACGCCGACAGGCGTGGAGTCTGCCGCGTCCGTATCGCCCCGCACCCAGTCTGTGCCGTCGAATGCGGCGGGCTGTCCGATCGCCGTGAATGGGTTTGGCGATTGGGTGACAGTCAGGCTCGCACGCTGCGCAGTCGTGGTCGGAACGCCTACCGGACGCTGGATACCCAGCACGCCGCTGTTCCCGCTGGTCGTTTTCAGTACGAGGTTCTGCTGCGTCTCCGACCCCGGCGCGGTGGCCGTCAGACGGCCGGGAGTTGACGTCGACGCATAGTAGAGGGTGTTGGCTGCGTAGGAACCTGTCTCGAAAGCCAGCGCGCCCAGATCGTCGATGCGACCTGCCGTCTGCGCCTCGAAGGCGTTGGCGCTGATGACACGGGCGACCACGGCCATCGTGAATCCGGCGGCAGTAGCCGGGTTGGCCAACACCCAGTTTGTTCCGTCGAACCGGATTGGTTGGCCAACCGCCGTGAACCCGTGGGCTACCTGATCGACGCGGAACACTGCGCGTCCGAATGTGCGGCCCGGATATCCGAGGTTGTCGATGTTCGACACGACTTCATCCGCCCCGTTACGCCACTCCATCAGGCTCGCCACCTGTGACACGGCGGCTCTGAAACGGGCGCTGATCGCGGTGGTGCCCATCAGCATCGTGGCCTGCGCCTGCGCGGTAGGCGTGCGATAGAGAAGGACGGCGCGCCAGTCGTTCAGCACATCCCAGTTCAGCGGGTTGAAGGCGACGGCGTTGATGTTCGCGTTCGACCGATAGATGATGCCGCCGTTCACCGCCAGATCGCCAATTCGGTAGGCGCGGGTTGGGTCGTAGTCTCCGATGTTCTTCGCGATGACCCGCGGGGTGCCCGCCGAGTCGTAGGCCCAGAGCACGCGGTCCTGAATGTTGAACGCGATTCTGCCGTAGTCGGCTGCGGTTCCTGCCGGGGGGATATTCCCGACGGTCAGGGATCGCAGAAACTTGAGAAGGTTCGGCATCAGAAGATCCCCTCGTCGATGACCGCGTTTAGCACAGAGTTGCCGCCCATGTCGAGATCGCCGGCCATGACGCTGGATCCGTCGAGAGCCCGAAACTCGACAGTTTCGGCGTTCAGATCGAATACGAGGTTCGCGCGTGGCCCCGGACGCACGGGAACAACGACCCCCTGATCCGGGTCGGTCAGATCGGTGGCCTCCCGTGTGGCTATAACCGCGCCCAGAACCACGACGGGCAGGCCCGCTGCCAGCCCGGTGGAGAAGGCCCGCCAATCGGCCGCCAGCGCGATCTGCGCCGCAGCCAGTGTGGGGTATAGCACCTGTCCAATCTGCAACCACACCTTGTCCCGCGTCGGGGTGGCAAAGAGATACTGGATCGTGGCGAACCCGGCAGGCACACTGCCCCCCTGCCAGTTGGCCACCTGCGCATTGGTCGCGGCGGCGGCGACTACGACACCCGCAGCGTCGATTATGTCGAATGTGACCGGGCTGCCGCTCGGGAAGGCCACGATGTTCGGAGCGTTGGGGACGGACCGCCAGCGGAATCCTTGGGCGAAAACCGTTCCGCTGCTGACCTGAACCTGCATGCCGCCAGCCGCCGCAATCCGCGCGCCGCTGGATACGAAGGGGCCACCGAGCGCGTTCAGATAGTCGATCAGATCCGTGGCCGCCTGCCCGAACGGGCGCGGGGCGTTCTGGATATGCACAATATCGCCGGTGGAATCGTAGTAGACATAGCCCAGCACGATACGCTCACGGAACGCCGCCGCCAGATCGGATGGAGCCACCGAACCGAGTTGGGCCAGCCTGTTCACGGTGATAGCCCGGACCAAAACCCCACCGGCTGCGATGGGCCCTGATAGCGCAGGCCACTCGACAATGTCGCCGGACTCGATCGTCGGCGGTCCGTCACCTGTGATCGCGCCATACCCCGTCGTCACACTGACCGTGTTACCCGACACCAGCGAGATCACACCGCCCGATATAACGCCGGATGCCGCGGGCTCTCGCGACCCGGACAGCGGCGTGTCGCCCAGCGCAGTCCATTGGGCTGGATTGAACGGAGACCCGGCGACTACGGGCATCTCAGCGACCCACAGGACGTCTCCGAATATGGCTGTGTCGCCGGTGTCGTAGGTCTTGTCCTCGTCGAACGGCGCAGGGGCCCCCGTCACAAGGACCGGGCTGCCCGCGTCGTCGAACGTCCAGAGGTTTTCCAGTCCNNGGTGTTGACCGCGAAGGATCCCCGGATTGCCGATAGTCGGGTTCCTGCCCTGCGGCAGTTGAAACGCTCGAATTGGGCACGGGCCGGGTTTGAGATCGGCATCAGAAAGTCCCCTCGTCGATCGTCAGGTCATAGGCTGTGATCCCGCCGCCACCAGTGGGCCCGCGCAGTTCAGGTGCTCGCAGCGCGACGCCGCTTTCGATCAGCCCGGTGGCGTCAATCTCGAACGCAATGATGGCCAGCAGCGATGTGAGGGTGTCGATCGTCAGCGTGTCGCCCGTGCCCGTGATAAAGGTTAGGGTGTCGGTATCGACGTCGTCTGCCACCACATCGTCAGCGGTCAAGGTCGTGAGGGTCAGCGCACCGCCGGTGGCCGTCGTGAAGGTCAACGACGCGACGGTGCCAGTCCCGGCCACCAGCGTATCGACCTCGAGGATCGACAGGTTGCTGACCGCAATACCCACCAGCCCCCAGAAGCGCGTACCCGGCGCCGGGGGCGACGTAAAGATGATGTCGGTGTCAGTCACCAACCCAACGACAGTCTCGTAATCGGCGAAGGCTTCCTGCGTGTTGCCATCAAGAAACAGCAATATGTTCTGCGCCAATGTGAAGGCTACCGGCGCCCCACCCAGCACGGTCATGGGGAAGCGCGTCTCGACCCCATCGAACAGCGGCGAAATATCGTCGATCAAGGTCGACGTGCCCGGCGCCACGACGGCCAGCGGCTCGGACGGAACCCGTATCTCGACGGTCTCGCCACCTGCCAGCGGCGTGGCCAAGGTCACGGACGTCCCGGTGGCCGCGGTGAATCCCGTGCGGGCTTGCAGGTCGACACCGTCGATCAGGACGCGCGTTTGATCGGACACCGGGTAGGTCAGGACATTGGTGTCCAGATCGGCGCCTGTGAACACCGTCTGCCCGGCGGTCGCGGTGTAGTAGAAGCTGGTCATACCCACGGGTCTGCGCCCCACGACGTTCGCTGTCTGCTGCCAGTGCAGCACGACGCCGGACGTGGGCCCGGTGGCCACGAGAATGGCCTGCGTGGCGAAATTGGTAGAGTCGACCGTGGGGTCGAGTGTCAGGAAACCGCGCGTGGCAGAGGCGTAGTAGAACCGGCCGGGGATGAACGACGTCTCACCGCCGGGTAGGATTACCGCAGGATCCAGACTGGTGATCTCACCTACGGTTTGCAAAAGGAACTCGTTGTCGGACAGAACCTCTCGCACCACGGCTACGGGTGTCTCGTCGCTCAGTTTGTTGCTGGTCAGAACCCAGCGATTCGACGCGAAGCTGTAACCCACAGGCTGGCCCACTGCGGTGAAGCCATGAGATGCCTGCACGACACGCCAGATGGCACCCGTCACGTTTGACAGATCGGTTGCCCCGACCTCAATCCAGCGCGCGGTATCGACTCTTGGTGCATCGAGCGACACGCCGATCGGCACGGTGTCGCGTTGGATGAACAGGCTCTGCACTCCCTGCGCCGCCGTGCTGTCGTCCGTGACGGCGTCGCCGGGGCCATAGCTGGTGCCAGACGACCACGCACCTCTGGCGCGGAAACCGGGGCCCTGCGGCCCAGTATCGCCCGTGTCACCTCGCGCACCGGGCAGACCCCTTCGTCCGGTGAAGAGGACGGTGAAGGTGCGGCCGCCGTCTGACAGGATGGTCATATCAATCCTCCGCCCTGACGTGGCCTTGCAGCACGCGCCGCGGCGACTGCCCGATCGCGTCTGTCCACTCGACCCGGTAGACGCAACCATTCGCCGGCAGGTTCTGCGTGGTTATGGGATCAACATCGAAGGTGGCGATGATCGCCACCGGAACACCACCCACCGTCTCGTCGGGTTCGATCTCGAGCACGGCGTTGAAAGACGCCAGATCGGGCAGCGTATCGGACTGTCGGCGGCGGAAGGCCAGCCGCAGTCGGAAGGCCGCCGGGTTGGCGACAACATCCGGCTGCTCAAGAAAGACCCACTGACCATCTGGAATACATCGCCGCGGACGATGACGATGTCCTGCGACGGCGGCGACGAAATCAAAGAGCCGGGGGCTGTCGCGGACATGAGATCTCCTACACCGTGTTGACCGTGTCGGCCACAGTGACATCTGTATCATCCCTGCGCCGTCGGGCCAACTGATCGTTGGCGAACCGCAAGGCTTCACTGAACGCGGCCGCATACCGGGCTTCATCGGCGGTGTTGCGCATGAACCGCGCGCCATGCCTGTAGACCGCCATCGTCAGCAGCCGGGGATACCGGGATGCCAGCAGCCCCGCTTCGTTACTCAGGCCCAACCTGCCGGGCTGCAGGTTGGCTGTGATCCGCAGGTTGTAAGTCGCGTCCGGATGCGGGAACACCCGATATTGCAAAGGCCCTTGGTCCTCGGCGTAGAACCGCGGGACGTTTGGGTTCGACGGGCTGAACGTCGCGATCATCCGCTCGATCTCGCGCATGCGCAGATTGACTGTGATGTCGCCATAGACAAGCTGCACCGCCCTGACCTCGAACACCGGGTCGGCTTCGATAGACAGGTCGAACCGATCATTGCCGGGCGTCACCGAGATCGGAGTCTGGACGACACCGCGAAAAGCGTCATGGTCCAGTGTCTCGTATATCTCGTCCTCGGCCTGCCGAATGACCAGACCCATGTTGTCAGCCAGAGTCCGGTTCTGCGCCATCAGTACGATGGGCGTCTCGGATACAAGCTGGCTGTACGACGTCGTCATGGCTAACCCTTCGGTGGGAGCGGGATGCCCGCGCGCACGGCGGCCCGGACCTCCGCGTCAGTATAGCCCAGATCGGCGGCACTGACTGCACCGGGCGTATCGGGACGGGCGTTTCTGATCGGCTTGGGATCACTCTTGGGCGGCAGCATCTTGCGGTCTTGCGGGTGGTGCGTGCCGAAGCCGGGCGTCAGGTCAGCATGATCCCGGCTGACCAACCCTTGGCGCACGTCTTTGATCGCGTCGTCAGCGGGGCGCAGGAAGCCGGAGGCGTCGTCGATCCGGGCCCCGCGCCCGTCGCGGGGCCCACGGCTCGGGTATGTCCTCATGCCGCTGCGGGGCATCAGCCGATCCTCATCTTGAAGGACACCCGCTGGCGGTCATCGCCCAGCGCCAGTGTCAGACTACTGGTGGCCAACTGGGTCAGCCCTGTGATCCGCTTGTTCGCCCGCTCGGGGCGTTTGAGTGCGAGATGCAGGGCGGCGTTCGTGATGAGCGCGTTATGCCACCGGGCGGGCAGATCAACGTCGGTGCTGTATCGGTCGAAATCGGCGGGTCTCTGGATATAGGTGATCCGCACACCCTGTGTTGCACCGCTGAACCCTGCGGGCGTGAATTCGATGACCGCAGGTTCGGTCCGATGCAAGACGAATTGCGTGGGTTGCCCAGCGGTGTTCTTCGTTGTGAGCATGGCCCATTGGGTTTCGGACAGCCGAACCATGGGGGTCTCTTTGCCATCAGCCGATAGGGCGTTGACGACCAGCACGTCGTCCAGATCGAGGGGCAACTGAATCTTTGCGAACCCGCCGATGAACGCCAGATCCAGCGACCGGACGCGCCACGTGTTGAATTGCCGGGCGTGCCAATCATTCAGAACGAAGAAGATAGAACGACGGGCGCTGTCTACATCGGACGCGACGCTGTTCTCGCCCAGCGCGTGCTCGATGATCTCGTCGATGATGTCGCCAAAGTCGTAGCCGTTGCGCATCGCCTGCACCCCATGTGGCCCCGCCCCCGACCGGCCTGCTGAAACGATCGGGGGCGAGTATGATCGCGTCGGACCCTACGCCGCGATCACTTCCATCCGGATTCGGCCGACGTGGCCAGCACCGATGCGATGACGACCTCACCTGCGGTCCCGCCGGTAACGGTCAGGCGCAGGGGGCGCGAATTGGAAATGGGCAGATAGACCGGGTTGTCCAGAACAACCGGGCCCGCGACCNTAAGATCGCCGGTAAGGGCCTCGATCAGATCAACGTCCGCCCCGCCGCCGACACCAACCAGTTCCAGACGGAACGTGCCGGTGGTCAGGGCGTCGTGCAGAACGAAGCCGTCGATCCAGACGCCCATCGGCATATCACCCACGATCTGCGCGGTCGCGACATCTGCCGGGGCTGTGAACTGGTACGCGGCCCGGTAGGTGCCGCCCAGAAGCGTGTTGCGCCCGGACGGGCCGCGCTCCTGCTGGATACCACCGAACGTGACATCGTAGGCCGCGTGGGCGTACCGATTGCGGGGGTCGTTGGGGTTGCGTGCGGGACGGGCCATGTTCGGCGCTCCAATGTCTCGGTGGGTGGGGTTGAACCCAAGGCGGGCGCGTCATTGCGCCCGCCCCGTTGGTATGTGCCGGCCTTAGATCGGCTGGCCGGGCGACCCATACATGGAGCGGGGATCCATGCACGAGAAGGCGTAGCGTTCGTAGGCCAGAACCTTCATGACCTGCGTGTCCATGCCGTCGCCCTGCTCGATGTCGAGCGGTTCACGGTCCCAATAGGTCATGCCTTCCGGCACATCGTTCATCAGGAACCACGCATTGGGGTCGGACAGGTAGTTGTTCAGGCAGTAGCCCTCGGGGATCATGCCCATCGACGCCAGCGCGTTGATGTCGTTGTCGCCCGTGCCGACGCGGCCGCCGGTGGTTTTCATCAGACGCTCGGCCGTGAACTGCAGTCCGTTCGGGACCACGAGTTTGCGCGGCTGCACGCTGATCCGCAGGCCCCGCTCGTCGACGAAATCGGCGATCTGGATCACCGCCGCTTCGAGCGAGGTTTCGTTCAGGTCCGAGTTGGCCCCGGCGATGTTGCTGTAGGTTTCGCCGTTCTTGAGCGGATGGGTGGCCGACACGATGGCCTGCCCATCCCCGGCGCGGGACGCCGAAAAGACACCGTCAAGGAAGGCGGCGGCGCGCGTTTCCTTGGTGATGACCATCGAACGTTTCAGCGCGCGGGTATAACGCGGCACCAGATCGAAATACTGGTCGTCGTTCACCGCCTCGCGGGTGATGACGAAGCCCAGCGCATAGGCCACCATCTCGACGCTGCCCTTCCACGCATCGGCCGCGTCGTCGTACATGCTGGGCGCACCGGCGGCCTTTTGCGGGGCCAGACCGAACGCGGATTCCATCACGTATTCCTCGCGCGCCTTCGTCGAGCGCCGGGTCGTATAGATCATGTTCCACTGCGGCGCATGATCCTTGTATTCCATCCCGAAGAAATGGATGATGCCCGGCCACAGATGCTCTGTAAGTGCCGCGCGGTTGATGACAGCCATGACAGGCCCTCCTTGAAAAGGCGCTTAGACCAGCGCGGAACCGAATTGCGTGCGGATGAACGATACCTCGAAGAGAGGTTCCGCATTGGTGAAGGCGTTGAACGGCGCGTCAACGAGCCGATGCAACAGGAACGGGGCCGAGGCACCCGATGCGGCGGACAGACGGCTGCGGCTGTCGCCGTAGATCGTCGAGCCCGCGGTATAGGCGATCCCGTAGCGGGAGCCGATATTCGCCTGCGTCAGCAGCGCGCTGGACCCCTTGATGAGGAACGTCGCGCCGTTGGGCATCGCGACCAGCGCCCGGATGTTGGTGCGCCCGGCGGCCCCATCCCAGTACTTGGCGTATTCCTGCGTGCCGTCCGCCTTGGTGTAGACGCAGCCTTGGAACACGCCCAGTGGGGTGAAATCGACGTTGTTCGCGGCGCCCGTCGCTTCGACGATGAAGCCGGACGACAGACGCACCGGATCCCCCGTGAAGATGGGCGCGGTGTTCGAGGGGCTGATCGGGAACTCAATCTGGTTCCCGACGAAGCCTTCCGGACCGTTGGACCGGACGATTTTCAGACCAAAGCCAGCCATATGCTTTGTCTCCTGTTGCGGCGCTACGTGCGCGCCACTGTTACGCACGAGCGANTGTCCCGACCGCNTCGACNACTCCACGCGACTCGGGTCGACCCCGGTCCTACCCTCGTCGTAAGTCACGGNCTCGCGAGTACCCTGCAGTTCGTCCGCGCCCGACGAGACTTTCAGCCGTGCGACGCTCATAGTATGCGCGCCGCTGCTCGGCAAACTTTCTGGGCAGCTTCATCATGATGAGCCCGCCCATCCGGGCGATGCCATCACCCTTCGTATCCTCGTCGACGATAAACCCTTCCGGAAGATCAGCGATGTGAACCGGCCGGTAGCCTTCGCGAATCGCGTCCTGCACCCGCTTCGTCACAGCGGCTCCGTTCACATATTCGGTGATCCAGCGGTAGACGAAACTGGAATCGGACGGCGGCAGGGACATGGCAGTCGGCGGCGACCAGTGATCGAGCGGTTCACGCTCAAGCACCTGCTGCGTTTCGTCATGGACGCGCGACTTTGCCCCGCTGGACCGCGTCTGTTCGGTCGGCCGGGCGCGCGGGCTCGCAGCCGCAGCTTCAAGGGACGCGCGCAGGTCGTCAGATGTTTCGCGGGAATCGGTCATCGGGTCACAATCCTCAGATCAGCAGGGGCACGGTCGGGCAGGAAACCTTTCTCGACAGCCTTGGCCCGTGCGGCGACAAGCTGCTTGGCGGTTTCGGGATTGTCAACGTCGATGCCCATCTTGCGGTAGCCTTCGGCCACGGCGGCGGGGATACGAACCTCGCGGGTGTCGCGATCGGGCATGGCGTTTCCTCTCGCCGGTGTGAATCCGGGCGTGTCGTTGCCCCGGAAGCGATCGGGAAATTGCGACCTGACGCGGGCGGTGATGGCATCGAAATAGCCTTTCGACCCCACGGCGAATACCTGTTCCCGCTCGATCTGCTTGCCGATTTCCAGCGCCTTCGCAGTCATGTCGGGGTCGACCCCATACCACGTCTTGTTGGCGTCACGCCACGCACGAAGGTTTGTGTCGTCGACCTGCGGCCGAGCCGGGGCCTTGCGCTGCTGCTCGACCTGCTGCCGAACCTGTTGGGCCTGCATCTGCGCCGCGACATGCGTGGCGGTCAGTGTCCCGATCTCAGCGGTGGCGTCGGCGATCTGCATGGGATCGCCGCTCTCGTGCGCGGTGGCCAGCTTCTGTCTGGCGGCGGCGACTTTGGCGGCCGCTTCGCGCACGCTGGCTTCGGCGGTCGCAATCGCCCGGTCCTGATGGGCCTTGGCGTCGTCTGCGACACGGGATTGCGTCACCGTCTCGACCACACCGGTGAGTTGCTGGATCCGCTGTTCGAGCGCCGTGATACGATCGGGCTGCGGTGCTGGTGCCCCGCTGCCCGTCTCGTCGTCAGGCCGACGGGCCACGCTGCTCATGAGTTTTGCGCGCCAGTTCATTCGTCACCTCCGGCGTCCGCCAGCCAGCCGGTATCGACGACCCCGGCGAATTCGGTGTCGTTCAGAAATGCGAGATGCTGGCCGTTCGACATCTGGAACATGCGACCTCCGTATTTCTGGAACATTACCCGATCCCCAACTTTTACCCAAGGGGCTTTTTCGGGGAACCTCGCAGCGTCCTGATAGGCCGTCGGGCCCACGGCGACAACGACACCTTGGGGCGACGCGAGCGACCGGGCTTCCCGGTGATCGTCCACCATGATGAGGTTGCCGGTCGTGATCTCGGGGATGGTCAATACCAGAACCGCGACCCGCCAGCCGACGGGCTGGGGCACGGTTCCGCCCGCGTCCTTGAAATGCACGAACGCGGAAACCTGTTCCGCCACCTGATCGGGCGTGATGAAATCGTCCGTGTTGAGCGCATGCTTCACGGGGCTTGTCGACGGCGCGACGGTCAGCGCGGTCTGGGTTCGCCTCGCCCGCTCCATTGCCGCGACATGGCGCGGCAGAATCAATCCAGTAGACATCAGGGCCTCATACGTTGAAATGCCGCGCGAAGATCTTCTCCGCGTCGGCCAGCATATTACGCAGCGCGGCAACCTGCGACTGGGCAGCCCGATACGAAGCGTAATCCGGTAGGGTCGACCCCAGCAGGTGGGCCTCTGCGGACGCCAGAGACGCGCGCAGATGGTCGACGATGGCGTTGGCGCCCCTGAAATCCTTTGCGCTGGAATTCAGCAGCGCGACATCGCGGGGGGCGTCCCTCATGGCCGGTACTCGGGCCAGATCGTAAAGAACACGGTGCGGAACAGCGCGTTCTCGCGCTTCGTCTGATCGGAGTCAGACGCGGCCACGGTGGGTAGGACCGAGTTCAGTTCACGGCCGACGGTCGTCATCGTCTCTGATCCCGCCGAGTTCTCGCAGCTTGCGATCAATGTCGTCGCCGAGATCAAAATCCCGACGCGCAAAGCTGACATCGACGCTGATCCGATCTGCATTCTCGCGGTCCTCTTGTTCGCGCTGCCGGTCGTTTTCTTTCGCACCTTGGCGGCGATCATGCCCCCGCATGAACAAAAATGCAACAGCCATGGCTATCGCAGCAAAAACGGTCCCGACTGCGCGGCGAATCCACCCCATCATCGCACTGCCCGCCCCGTCCAGACGGCGGCTATCGCGGCTATGACAGCCGCCAAGCCCGATATGAAAATGGTCTGCGGATCATCAGCCACGATAGCCGTTGCGCCCGCGCCCGTAGCTACAGCGGATGCAACCGCGGACGGAACGGGCGAGACGCTGGCGGGCTGTAAAGCCGGGGCGACGGGTGTCATCGCGTCCAACGCGCTCCATGTCTTGTCCCCGACAACACCGTCGGCGGCCAGACGATGGGCTCGCTGAAAATCCCGCACGGCCTTTTCGGTCTGGGATCCGAACACACCGTCAACATCAATACCCAGCGCCGTCTGCAATTCCCGCACCGACGCACCCTCTGATCCCATGCGCAGGACGACGCGCGAGGGGCGTTTGGTTTCGTTCCGGACCGATGATTCCAGCGTCGCCGCGTGCTTATCGACGGACGTCACGCGGAACGCCCGATCCAGCAAACCCGCATAGTGCGCGACTTGTCCGGGGCCGTTGTAGCGCCGGGCGAATGTCGTCCAGTCGCGGGCGCGCAGCGCGGGCGCCAAGCCCCACCGCTCGATCAGCGTGACGAAAGCATCCAGTTGCGCGGCCTCCCCGTGCACCATTGCTGCGACCATCTCGGCGGCGCTGTGGAACCCTGCGTCGCGATGGTTGAACCCCATGATCTGCGGGGCGCCCCACGACGAAGCGCGCATCATGGCTTCGGGGTCAATGTGATAGGCGGCCTCAGCCATTCGATCGGACGACAGACGGACGCTGGCCCGCCATTCGGCTTCGCCGGGGCGCACGGAAAATCCGATATCGCCCCAGTGCTTCTTGGGGAAATGGTGCGGCTCGAACCGCCGTTCCAATGTCTCGTCGCGCCGAAACGGCCGCCCGTTCGATTCGACTTTCCACACCGCTCTGATCGTGGCGCTGTCGGTGCCCAGCCTTGCGGCGGCCCGCGCGAAATGCACGTCGCTGGCGGCGGGAAGCATGCCCGTGGGGTTCGGTTTCCAAGGGTAGGTCATTGGTCGGGCTCCTACGGATTGATGATCTGGCGCGGCACCCGCGGGGCGGGGTCCGGTGGGGCGGGGTCGTCTGGTGCAGATGCCGGGACGGCCTGCGCGTTCTTGATCTTGGCGATGATGAGAGCCACGCGGTTGTCCTCGTCGTTGCGATAGGTTTCTGCCTCCTGCCGCAGCCGCTCGATCTCGAGCCGCGCGGCCTGATCGCGGGCTTCGGACTGGACGCGGATCTCTTCCACCATCCGCTTGCCTTCGATCTTGACCTGTTCCAGTGCGATGCGGGGATCGACCCCATCGTTGGGCTTGCGCAGCGCCTCGATCGCGGCGACGGCCTGCGCCATGAGAGGCGCGACCTGCATCTCCATCTCGGGCGTCAGCCCCTCCGCCAACGCCTCAAGCGGCAGGCCCATGCTTGCCGCCACCTGCACCATCAAGTTCAGACCCTCGTGCTCGGCGATATGGGACGCCAGCATCGCGGCGATCGCCTCGCCCTGCTGCACCGGCAGCGACGACGTCTGAATCAGGGACATCTGCGATGTGTGCGCCGCGATATGGGCGTCGTGGTTCTGTGACGGTCCAGCCTTGATTGGTTCGCCGCGCATGAGCCGCAGATATTCGGACACCGGATCGGACGGCTGAACCGGGTTTTCGGCGGGGTCGGGCGTCATCAAATCGTCGATGTTCTGCGCGCCGATCACCCGCAAGTAGCGGCTGATCGCTTCCCGCTTGTTGATCTCGCCGGGATTGGCGCTCGCCAGTTCCAGCGTGGTCTGGGCTTCGATGATCTCCCGTTGGCGCGAGACGTGACCCGGCTTCATCGCGGGGCGCAGCTTCGTCACCAGCAGATCGTCGGGCAGCAAAAACTTTCCAGCGCCATACTGGATGTGTCGGCCGGCCATGATCCGCTTCATGTGCTCGTGAATGATGCCCAGTTCCGTGTCGTGCGCACGATAGAGCCGTCGATGAACCGAGGTCTGGAATTCCGTGCTCTCATCATAGGCCGCCAGCGCAGGCCCTGCAGCAACGCCGGATTTCATCATCGACGCAAAGTCGATCGTCGACACGCTGCTCAGATCCTGACCCGCTTGGAGCATCCGATCGTAGAGCGCCAGAAGCCCTTGGTTCGGCCCCTCGAACGGGTTCATCATGATCGCGTCACGGATGTTCCCGTTGGCGGCGTCGACCGGGCGCAGTTCACCGGGCATGATCTTCGCGCCGTCGTCGCGGATGCTCATAGCGTTTGTGATGAAACCTGCCGGGTGGTTCGCCAGATAGGCCGCGTCGAGCGCGCGGCGCTGGGCCTTGCGCAGTGCCAGCGTCATGTTGGTCAGCAGTGCGCCCAGCCCAACGGGTGTAACGGCGTTGCGGCCGGGGCTGTAGATGTAGCCGATGAAATGTTCGAGGGGCCGTTCTTCGGGATCGCCTTCGCGCCAGTTGCGCCGGATCGCCAGAACCTTCTGTGACGTCGAGTGAATCGTCACGACATAAGGTCGGGCCAATAGCTGCGGGTGCGGGTCGTCGGCGATGAACAGATATGCGAACACATCGTAGAGCGTGTGGGATCCGTTCTCGTTCAGCATGCTGCGTTCAAGACCGTAGATGTGGTCTTTGGTGTCACTGAGCCTGCTGTTGCTGAAATCAAAGCCCGCTACGATGTCCGCCGGGATGAAGTGCCCACGGCGCATCGCCCGGATCGATGTCCGTGGTGGTCTTGACGTGCCGGTGGCTGAACCGACCGGAAGCCCCGAAAGTTCTTGGTGTCGTAGGACAGGATGATGTCCTCGGGTGGAACATAGACGGGTTGCACCGGAGTGCGCGCGAAGGATTCATCGACCACGACACGCCGGATACCCATGCCGTTCAGGCCCACATCGTTGATGATGAGGTCGGTATCCTCGACGTATGACGTCTAGTTCCTTGGTGAAATAGTGGTTGTAGAACGCCGTCACGCGGCGCGTTGCGCGCGTCCAGCTTTTTGAGCATGTCCTTCCGCATGATCGGATCCTCGATATGTTCGAGGTCCACGTCCTTCTCCGCGATCGCAACGGCTTCGGGTGACGGCATCAAGGCGGACAGGGCCTTGGCCTGAAAGCTGGTCAGGGCCCGCGCCAAAACGTGTGCTGTCACTGGTGTCCGAGAACTCATACTCGTAATCATCCGGGTTTGCTCTCGGGCCCGATCCCCAGCGCGACAGTGAACCTCTCGAGCATCGCGTTGCGGGCTTCTNGGTTCGACAGATCGTAGGCCATACCGCTGGTCAGGGTATAGCCGATCTTGTCCAGCGTGCCGGTGTCGATGATCTCGGCCAGATTGGTGTCGTGCGTGATAGGGGCCGGCCGATCAACATCGGGCATGCCTGACTGGATAACGATGTCGCCAGTTTCGGAGTCGGTGAAAACGCTGCCGTCGGCCATCAGTTTATCCTCATGCGGGACGCGGGCTCGCGCATCGGCCCTTTCGACACCATAATCTGTTTCAGCAGGGGTGGCAAAACCTTTGACCCGATCCATGTCGCCCCGCACGCGGCCATGACCAAGTCGTCGTGCTGGCCCAGTTGCGCCTCCGGTCGTCCTTTCTGCCGCCAGACAAAGGCGCTCAGTTCTGCGGCAAGCTGGTCTTGTCCCGGTGCGCTCTTTTCGATTTGCAGGTATTTGGTCTCCATCAGGATCCGCATGTTGTCGAGCGCCCGCAGGCGCGGCATCGACACCTTCGTTCCGGGCACCGGCGTCCGAACCGCCGACGCGCTGGCGACTGTGGTGTAAGGGATCACCTTCGTGTCCGTCTTTTGCGACAGCGACGACGCGTAACCATATCCGACACCGTTCGATTCCACGCAGAACACGTGGGTCGTCTGGCGCCGGGCTTTGGTCCACGATTTCAACGTCCGGTCCAGCGATATGAGCCCAGCCAGCTTGTCCGGAAACTCCCAGTTTTGCGGCATGCGGTAAGCCATCAGCACGCGGAACAGAAACTCGACTGCGAAATCCGGATCGTGGACCTCGCCGTGTTGATGCTCTTCCCGCGACAGCGCGACCACCGCGTCATAGTCGTCACCGTCGCCAGCGGGGTCGAAGGCGACAATCGTGACCGGCGGCATTTCAAGCCGAAATCCCCGCTCGCGCAGATCGGTTGCGGTGTTGAATTGCATCAGACCAAACCTCTCGATACCCGTTGCGCCCGGTCGAAAGCCATAATCAGGTCGTCCAGATTCGGGCTTGGGACAGGCAGCCGGGAGTCCACGATGTTCTCCATTTCCAGCAGCGACAAGTCTTGATTCTCGCCGCGCAGGAAATCATCCAGCGCGCCTGCACCGAAGAACGCACCTTCGGCGCTAAGGAATTCCGCTTCGTATTCCTGCCGGAACCGAATGTCGCCCAAGAATATCCGCTCGTTGATGAGGGTTATCTCGTTGATCCGCGGGCAGTCGCGGTGCGTGACCTTCTTCGTCCAGAACACATCGCTGGACGTCCCCTCAAACGCCTCGAAGAATTGGCCCACGCGCCCGTTGGGTGACGAGATCATATGCAGCGCGCCGTTCGTAGCGGCCAGCGATGGGGAGATCGCAGTGAACAGGGCGTCAGGCGCGAAGGCCGCCTCGTCCAACAAGAACAGATGCGGCGAGAACCCCCGACCCGCGTCCGGTTGGGCGCAGGGGATCGAGATGATCTGCGACCCGTTGGGAAGCTGGATCGACAGGCGGTTCAGCGTTCGCATCGCACTGATCGGCACGACCGTCAGCACGGCCTCGCGTACCTTGTCGACGAAATAGGCCGCTTGCCGCAGCGAACGTGACGCCACCAGCGCGGTGAAATTGTCGATGTAGAGCATGCACCATGCGATAAAGAGCGACGCCACCGTAGATTTGCCACTCTGACGGCACGCAGCGATCCCCACCCGCGCCTCTTTCAGCGCGTTGGTGATGTAATCCCGCTGCCACGCGTCGAGCGGCACCCCCAACACCGCCTCGGCAAACTCGATCGGGTTCGGCGCGTGGACCCCATCTTCGAGGATCTGAAAGTTCTGGCGCCGCAGCTTTTCGAGCCGCCGTTGCAGCGCCCGTATCTGCTGCCGTGTTGCCATCTATCGGGCCGCCCTGCGGAACGACGTGCCTTGGGCTTCCTCGGCCCGCTTGATGATTTCGTTCACCTCGTAGGCGATGCGGTTTCGTTCGTTCACCAGTTCCGTCATGGGTGCCCGCTTCTCGGCCGCCGACATGTCGCTGTTGTTTCTCAGGCGGCGCATCGCGTCGTTGATCTCTGTCAGCCGGGTGCCCGCCCGATTCACGATCGTGTAGACCTCCGGAGTCATGGGGGCCTGCGCCAGCAACTCGCGCGCTCGCTCGACATCGCCCGACAGCGCAGCCGTGCGCGCGGATCGGTAGACCTGCGTGATCGCCGCCCGATTGGTGTAGAAGTCGTCAACGAAGCGATTGGCGGCGTCGCCGTCTGCGCTTTTGAACATGGACCCGAAGGTGTTCTGCAGCGCCGGGCTGACGATCGGAATCGACCCGAACACCCCTTCCGGGCGCGCGGGGATGATGCCCAGATCGCCGGCCACCACGTCGATCGTGGACGCCAGACTGGTATAGGCGACGCCGCCGTAGCCCGCCAGCAGGTGGTCGATCGCGACAGGGCTCAGACCCGTGAAATCCCCGACGAAGGAGCGGGACAAGCCCACGGCCAACGCCGATGTGGACGGCGTCAGGCGATCCTCACGCATCAGGTTCGCCAGCCGCGGCCCCTCAATCGCGCGGCCCGTGAAGAAGCTGTAATCGGCCACGACCTCGAACGCCGGTAGCATCGCCGCAGGGATGGGATTGAAGGCGAAGGTGTTCATCAACGTCATGACACCCGCTGCACCCAACTCTTCCGTGTTACCTGCGATCGCTGCCTCCATCAGCATCTCGGGCGCGGTTGCGAACACCGTCCCGATCTCGAACGCCTTGGGGATCATCAGCTTGAAATCGCCCAGATACGCGATGTGATAATTCAGTCGCCGGTGCAGCGGCTCGGCCTCATACTTGCGGCGCCGCTCTTCGTCCGACATGTTCCATGCCCACAGTGCGGCGCTCGCCATTGACAGGACCGCACCGTTCAGCGCCAGTTGGGTAAGAGCCTTCGTGCGATCGGTCCCACGCTTCGACGTGAAGTCCTCGCCCATGCGGGCCAGACCTTGGATACGCGCGTTCAGGAACGGGATCATGGGTAGCATCGTGCGCAGGATGCTGCTGGCCCCGCGCCGCCCGTAGTTGACGAGCGTCAGAGCCTGATAGGCCGCCTCATCTGGGCGGGTGCCGCTCTCCACCATGGAGTTGTAGACCGCGATCCGGTTCGCCAGTTCCGACGCCGTGCCCAGTTCTTCTAGCGTGCCGATCACCTTGCGGAACCTCGACCCCAGCGTCTTGGGTAGGATGCCCAATTCGATCATCAGGTCGTTACGGCCCAGACCGATGTCGCCACCGCCGAAACGGAAGTCGCCCATGCCTGACATCGCGGTGAACGCCTGCCGGGACGCGCCGCTCTTGAGCGCCGCGCGGAACCCCGTCAGTGCGTTGTTCCGGAACGTCAGGTTGCGGCCACCCATCAACACGCCGGTCGACACGACGTCACGGACCATGTTGCGCACGATGAACGCGGGGCTGAGCGTGATCGACTGGCGGAAGAACGAGCCGACGTCGGCCATGAATTTCGCGATGCCCGTGAGCCGGACCGGGGCCAACCCGCCCAGCGCGATCATAAGCGGAATCGCATCGGCCGTCTCGGGAACGATGTAGCTTTCCTTGCCGTTCTTCCACATGCGGACCGCGTTCTCGGGCATCGCCTTGCCGACGATGTTGCCGTTCTTCCCGCGACGCGTGGCCTTCTCGGACCGGACGTAGCCTGCGTCGAGCATCATGTCGAACGTCAGGTTGGCCGCGCGGTTGCGCATACCTGCTGCAACCATGGCCTGCGAGTTGCGGATCATGTTGTTGATGATGTTGTTGACCTTGAGGTCGGTGTCGCCTTTCAGTTTCTTGATCCCCGGATCGCGGGATGTCAGTTGCGAGCCGACCGTCTTGCCCCGCATCGCCGCCTGCTCGATCCCGGCGTCGTCGTAGAGATCTGGCACCCCGTCCATGGTCTCGCCTGACCGATAGAACGGGACATAGGCCGCATCCGCCTTGAGCGTCGCGGCCAGTTTGGGCGTGATGCGCCCGGTCTTGACGAGGAAATTCACGTTCGCATCGTTGAACCGTTTCCAGTCCGCCGCGACCTCTTTGAACACCGGGTTCTCTTTCGCCAGACCGCGCGCAATATCGGCATCCGTCAGGGGCGTCTTGAAGCCTTTGGCGCGAATCTCGACGGCGCGCTTGGCCCCCATGTAATCCATCCAGTCGATCACCGACTGACCCTTGCCCAGCTTGTCGAGCATCTTGCGGATGCCGATCGTATTCTCGGCCGCCACGAATGCGCCATCTGCGTTCAGATCGGCGGCGCCGTAGAACATCAGGGTCTCGTTGCGGCCTGCGTCGTTGATCGCGATCTCGGCGGCTTTGAACGCGCTGTCCATACCCACGCCCAATCGCCCCTGCACGTCCAGTTCCATGTCGCGAATGGGCGTGAAGGCGTTGACGACGTTGCGCTCGACGTAGGACAGCATCTTGCCCATCGTGCTCTTGGGCGTGCGTGCCGCGTCGAGCATGTCCTTGACCGCGCTGCCATGCTCCGTCTTGACGTCCAGCCAGTCCGGAACCTCAATCAGCTTTCGGGCAGCGGGCAGGTTGGCGTTCATCTGTTCGACCGCAGCCCGCAGCGGCGGCACCGACTGCCGGGGTGCGTCGAACATCGGCGGCCCATCATCTCGCAGGATGTTCGGATCATTGGGATCAAACTCGCCTGTGTTGTCGAACGCGTGTTTCACCTGCGTCGGCTCAAACGCCACATAGACATCGGTGATGTTGCGCGCGCCCTTGCGATCGCTACCGGGATCAATGATGTTGCGGATGATGAGCCCGTCGTAGCCTTCCTCGGACGCATAGACCGCCGCCTCGTCCGTGGTCGAGTACGTGCTTATCGGCTCCATGTCGAACGATATACCGCTCAGATCGACGCCGTCGGCTTCCAGTTTGGCGTACTCGGCGTCGATCCAATCGTAGGCTGCCTGTCGGGCCTTGAACAGATTGCCGCCGTAATCCGAGATGTCGAAATACTCGGGGTAGTATCCGCGCTCCGACAAGTCCAACCCTATGGGGTCCACCCTGACGCCGGTCTGCGGCCCCGTGTTGAACATCTCGCCACCCCAGTCGACCACGAGCGGGTTGGTCATGTTCGTGAAGAGCGGATAGACCCCGCCCCCCTCATAGCCCACATCCATCTCGGCCGTCATGTACGGGAATCGTTTCTTGAGCCGAGCCACGACGTCGGCCGCGCCCATGATCTCGCGTGGCTCGACCACCGATACCGGAGCGGTATCGCCGTTCGGGTCGATCTCGTCGACGGCGTAATAAGGCTCTATCCGCGCGGATTCGATCTGGGCCTGTGTGAATACCCCCTCGTCGATAGCCCGCTGCTGGGCCTCGCGCGACAGGGCCGACACAAGGCTGTCCTCCTTGGAAAACACCATCTGCCAGTATGGCGAGTTGATGGGGGCGCCACTCTCGATCAGCTTCTGGACCGACAGCAGATCCCCAACCTCGCGCACGTCAAGATTGTAGTCGTCGCGAATCTCCGGGCGGGCCAGCAACCCTTGCGGTGTCATTTCACCGCCGGGAGCAAAGCGCGCGGTCTGCGTGTTGTACGCGTAGCTGGCGCTGACCTCGCGGCTGGGCGACATCCAGATCCCGTGCATCACACGCGAGAAATCGGTGACGCCTTCCGCCTTGGGTCGCACGCCGCGCCACAGCAGGAGCGGCTTACCCGTTGCGTCAACCGCGACGTTGTCCGGGTTCAACCGGGCGAACTCGGCCTGCTTCTGTCGGTAATTCTCGCTGGTCAGGACATCCTCATCCAGCCGGCCCGACGCGGGCGGCGGGGGTGGTTCGACTTCCTGCACCCGCTGCCATGTCGCCGGGCGTGTGCTCTCAGGTAGCGGGGGCGGACCGGTATCTTCGAGCGTCGTCGACGGAGCCTTCGTGGGCTTGTACCCTGCGATCAGGGCTTCCCGAATCGCGTCGGCCTTGGTGCGGTAGTTGGAATGCCCGCTCGGGCCGCGCTCGTCGATCCATGTCGTTCGCCAGTCATTGCTGCCGTCCGTCGCTTTCGTCACGGCAGCCCGCATTCCGTCGCTGGCCTCGAACCGCACGATGCCGGGGCGCTCGACCAGTTCCGCTACCATCGCGTCGCGAGCCTCGCGCCGGGCGCGTGCCGCTTCGACCATGGCCTGAAAACTTTCAGGCGTCGCACGAGGCGGGCCATCTTCGCTAAGACCCCCAGACCCGCCGCCCGGACCTTCGTCGTCCACGACCCCTTCGGTCATGGTCCACTCCGGCATCAGACCGATCTTCTGTTCGGCATAGACCGTGTTGCGCTGATCCGCCCGGTTGGCTTCACCGTATGGCCCAAAGTTGACCCACGAGTTCTGCCCGCGGGTCTCCGACGTCATGGCCCGCGCGGCAGCCGGGGTGAACATTCGGACGTGGCTCTGCCATGTGTTCTCTTCGCCGGCCGCGCCGAAACCCACACCTTCACGACCGTGGCCGAAGCCATCATGCACCGCGCGAAACAGATCGTTGACCACCATCGGGCGCCCGTTGATGTCTCGATAGGACGTCGGCGCCAACAGGGGGTTCTCGGCAATGTCCTGTGCGGTGATCGGTGCCTGCCCGTAACCGTCCGCAGTCGGGAATACCCACAGGTGATTATTCTCGAGCATGTCCAGAATCGCACCGCGCGGACCCATCGGGTACGGGTCGGGCATGCCGCTCGACATCATCTCGATCTGCAGCCCGCTGCTGGTCAGTGCCTCGTACTGTGCGATCGTCTCTTTCGCCAGCGCATCATACGCGGCCTTGACCTCGGGGTTGAACGGATCGTGCGGCATCGCCTCATAGGCATCCGCAATCCGCTTGCCGCGTGCCGGATCGACAGCGGCGTACCGCGCCTGCCGCCGGAACGGCAGGCCGATAGAATCCAGATAGCGCCGGGACGCCTCTACGATCGCGGGGTTCGGACCGGGGGAGTTGGCGGGGATGCCCGCGAGGCGCGACGCACCCCGCCCCCGGCTTTCAGATGCTCGAACTGCGCCGCCCGCCGATCCATCTCCGCGCGGTCCTCGTCCGTCTCCGGTTCCGGGTTCGTCTCGTCCGGCGTCGTCGGCAAGCCGCGCTCGCCCATCCGGAACAACAGTTCCTGCTTCCTCGCCTGCAGCACGGGATCGTCTTGGTCGTACTGCTCCGGGTCGCTGAGCATTTCCAGATCCGCTTCCTGATCCTCGCGCGCTTCGGGCGGCTGGTACAGTGATAGAATTTCGGATAGCTTCACGGGCATTTTTCACTCCAAGGTCAAAGGCGTCAGATTCTCGGCTTGTCAGGACAACCGGCGTGCCGCCCTCAGTGTAGGACAGCAACCCCGCTTGCGACATAGCACGATTAACCGCTCTGGATACACCCGTCCATATGGCATTGCGATCTGCCTGCGTCAACGGCGACGACACCAAGCCGAGGTTCAAATACGCCCGCTCGGCCTGATTGTGCGCAGCCTCTCTGATATCGGCCAGCTTGCTTCCGATAGCGCGCGTGTTTTGGTTTTTGAATACCTCTCGCCCTTTCGCCGTGGGCGCTGCCACGAACGTTCGCCCGTCGGGCGCGATCGCCACGACTTTCATGGTGCCGGGCGCGTAGTACAGCATACCGATGTCCTGCCCAGACAGGCTTGACCCGCTTGGGTGGTTGTGAACGACGGTAACATTTCCACCATCGACGAGTCGCGTCATGGCAGCGTCCGCAATGTTCACACTGTTGGGCCTATTGTTCGTACCTGCCGCCAGAACCTCGCCGGTATCTGTGTCGAAGGCGACGGCGTATTCATGCCCGGTTTCGGCACCTTTAGCGCGGACCCAGTTCTGCGCGCGGACAACTGTAGTGGTGCGCCGCGCGAACGAATCGAGATGGTCGACGTAGCTGGGGTCGCCCCGCACTTCGCGGTTCTCACGCTTCCACTCAACGGGCTTCTGCTTGCCAAAAGTCTTATCGACCCGCGCCTGTGTCCGGGCGGTCTCGGCATCGGCGTCGTTGCGTGCGGCTGCATCGGCCCGCGTCGCAGGAGCGGCAGGTTCTGGGTCCGGCGTCGGCACCGCCGGTGTGACGGCCGCAGGGGCTGGCGTCGGTGCCACAGGTGTGACGGCCGCAGGGGCTGGCGTCAACGCGGGGACAGGCTCGATCGGGGCGATCGCCGCACGCATCGCGCTGGGCGTGGCATCTATGGGCAGCCCGTACGCGCTTTCGATGTCGCGTTCCAGCTTCAAGAATTCAAGCGCATCAGGCCGCTTCGATGCAGCCCACAACTCGGATGGCGTGGCGTCCGGGTCGATCCCCGCTTCCATGCGGCGCTGCACCCCGTCCCTGATGATCTCGGGCGCGGCGATCTTCGCAACCTCAGGCGGTGATACCTCCTTTCGCTGCCCATACCCGCGCATCGCCTTGATCGCTTCTTGGGGCGTCGCAGGCATCTTCGCAGGGGCTACCGCAGGAACGGCCGCCGGTGCCCCGGACGTCGTCCCTGCGGTTGTGCCCACACCTGTTCCATCTGGCGCGGGTGCCGGTGCTGCGGCCGCCGCGGGTGCCCCCGTTGCGACCGGTGCGACGACAGGTTCCGGTGCCCCGGTTGCTGCCGTCGTTGACCCCGCCGTGGCTTGCGGGGCGGCAGGTTGAATGGCCGCCGCCGGGCTTGATCCCTGCGCGTCGACCCCCGCCTGTTGCGGCGGAAACCCACTCAGAACGCGCTGAGCCGCCGCCACCAGCGGGTCTCTGCGGCCGAGCCGTGATTTCCGTTCCGCAATCTCTACCTCGATCCGGTCCATTTCGTCCGGTGTCGTGGCTTTATCCAGTTGCTTTTCCAGCCGGGTAATCTGCGTTTGCAGCCCCTTGTCCGGGTTGGCCTTGTTCGCCGCCAGCACGCGCTGCGCTTCCATCTGCGCGGTCGTGATGTCGCCGCTGTCGATCATTCCCCTGAATTTTCGGTCATACTGCCTCTCGACCGCGGCCTCGTACTGTCGCGTGACTTCTTCGTTCCGAGCCTTCTGTTTGAGGCTGACCGTGGTCTCGGCGCCGGTTCGTATCGCGATCGTATCACGCACCTTCCGCAGTTTGTCGCGGGCCTTTTCCAGTTCCTGCGTCGCCGCCTTGCGCTTGGACGCCTCGTACATGTCGGGACTGCGCAACGCCTCTTCGGCGTCAGCCACCCGCTTCTCGGCCCCCGCCAGATCGCGATTGTAGAGTCGAACCTCTTCGTCCGGGATAGACGCGGCCTTGGCGGCGGGGAACAGACCTTCGGACGTCAAGCGTTGGCGGGCCCTCTCCGTCTCGATACCCTCGCGCTCCTTCACCTGCGCGTTCGTCAACCCGCCAATCTTGGGGATGATCCGGTCGTAGGCTTCCTCGGCCGACGCCACGGCAGCGTCCAGCTTGGCCTTCGCAACCGCGATACCTTCCTGATCGCCGATCACACTGACACCGTCCAGCACGTTGCGCGCCTTGCGCACCGCCGCTTGCGCCGCTTCCATCTCCTGCGCCCCGCGCGCCAGTTCAGGCGCCAAAAGCGGATCAGCCTGTGCCGCCTGCAAGGCTTCGACCTCAATCCCACCGCGTTCAGCGGCGCTGCGCAGCGATTCGATCTGGCGGGCGTTCTGGGCCTGCCGCACCGCAGCGGTGCGGGCTTCGGCTGCGGCGGTCTCGTCCAGTTGCGCATTGATGCCGCGCTGTTCGACCGCGCCCCCTGCGGCGCCCATCGTGCCACCCATGACGTTACCCGCCGCGAAGGCTATCGCTATGTCGCGCCCGTATGTCTCGGCGACATAGGGCAGCAGTTCCGCGACCTCGCCCTTGCTCAGTTGCGACCGCACTGTGGGATCGAACACCGCGATCTCAAGCATCTCGCCCACGACCTCGGTGGTGCCCTCGACAACACCCGTGATACCGCCGGTGCGCAAAGCGCCCGCGGCCATCGTGCGCCGAACCGCCTGCTGCGCGACCGGTCCCATCACCCGCGACATGACCATCGACGGCCCGATCGTTTCCAGCACCGACCGGGCTGCACCCGTAATCAGGATCTCGTTCTGCACCTGCGGATCGTTGACGTCGTGTCCGTTCTCGATAGCCCGATCGCGCGCCCCGCCGATAGACAGAGGCAGTGCCGCCGCAATACCCCCGACCGCCGCACCGATCGCCGTGCCGATGAAAGGCACCACCGATCCTATAGCTGCACCCGCGCCCGCCCCCGCTGCGATCTGGCCCATGGCGGGAACGCTGCCGATGACGGCGTCGCCGACATCTGCCGCGAAGCTGTTATCCTCCGCACGCAAGGCGCGGGCGGATTCCTCTTCCGGCGTCAGCGCGGCCATCTCACCCACGCTGCGGATCGCCTGTCCCATGTCGTCGTAGCCCGCGCGCTCGAACGCCACGCCGATACCGGACAGGCTGTCCCCAATGACCTGCTCGCGGAACCCAGCCCCGATCAGGCCCATGACGCCCATTTCTTGCGGCTCTTCGATCTCGGCCGTGGCTGTCGGCATCTGCGGGTCGATCTGGTTGAGATACTGCATGATCTCAACGTTGGAGTAACCCTCGGCCCGCATGTTCGTGATGAGCGCGGCGCGGTCCTGCATCGTCAGGGCCGCGCGTGGTGGCACCGGCGGCTCGATCCCTGCGGACGGGCCCGTGGGTGTCACGTCCTGCATGGTCTGGCTGGTGGGGGGTGGCGGGGGAACCGGTTGGTATCCGATGCCTGCTTGCGGCGCGGCAGGCTCAAACGATCCGTCCGACATGGCGAAGGGGAGTTGGGACAGACCGGCTTGGCGGATCATGGTTGGGTCTCCGAGCGCATCACAGGTCTAAACTAACCGATTACCCCGGCAAGACCAATGACCTTTGTCAGAACGGCAGATCGCTCTCTGGCATCTGCGCAGACCGGCGATACTGCCCCCGATCTGCGGCCATGCTGTCCCACGCGACAGACGGGTCCAGCGGCGGCAAATCTGCCCCCGCCGGACCGAGCGCGGCTCGGTATTGCTCATACTCAAGCATCATGGCGGCGGCGTCCTCGGCCAACCCGGCTGCGGCGCTGCGGCGTGGATTGCCCCGGCTACCGCCACTACCGGGGCCGCCCGCGCCCGCAGACCGGGCGCGCTGCAAGGCCAGCCTCTTCATCTCCATCTCGATCGCGTGCGCCTCTTCCTCGCGCTCAAGGGCCCGCGCTGTACGGGCTTCCTCGCGCATGGCCTGCATGACCTCGTCATAGGTCAACAGCCCCGCCTCGATTCCGGCACCGATAGCCTGACCGGGGCTACCCGTCGATTTCATGATCTGCGCGCCGGCCATCATGATGGCGCGGCCTGACGCACGGCGCTCGTCCGTATCGGCTTCGCCAAATATACGCTCGAATATGCTGAGTGCGCGCGTTTCCGGATCGCGCGTTCCGGTCTCGGGATCATATGCCTCGGGACCGGCCAGCGCCGCTTGGGGTATCCCACTGATCGTTCCTGCGCCGCCAGCCGCAGGCCCACTGCCGCCGTTAGCGCCCCCGATCGCCGGTCCTGTGCCCGGTAGGCCAGCGCTTGCCGGACCACCGCTCGCCGGGGGCGGCAGTCCCGCGGGGCTGGCGTTCGCGGCACCGCCGGGCATGCGCAGCGGGGCGCCTTCACCTTCCATCTGCAGAGGCGGGAAGCCGGGGAACGGACCATCGCCGGTCGGTGTTCGCGGCAGGTATTCCGCGTCCCGGCCCATGATCCGATCCCATACGGACATGTTAGCCCCCGGCCCGCCGGGGTTGGGTGTGCTGGTGTCGACGCCCGCGCGTCCCTCCATCATCTCGTCGATGGCGGCCCGCGGGCTACCCTGCGGCGGCTCAAGCCGCGATGTAAACGGCACCTGCACGCCGGGGTCCAGTCCGGGTGTTATCGGCGCCGCGCCGGGACGGGGCGGCTGCATGGGTGGCACGAACGGTGTCTGCGAATCAGCCGCGCGCCGATTCAGATCCGCTTGCGACGGTAGTGCCAAATACGCCTGATCGCCGGACGGATCATAACCTTCGAACGGGCGTGCCCGATACCCGGCCCCGCCCAACATGTCCTGCGGGGTGAACCCAAGATCGGCGGGTGAGACATAGCTACCGTCCGGAAGCTGAACGCGCTGCCCTTCGGGCATGTTCATCAAGGCGGGTGCGCGCGTGGCAAACTCCGCGCCGCCCGCGCCGATGTCGGCCCCGATCAGTCGCAGGATGGACGAATTGAGATCAAACATACCGCCCCTCTTCCATCTTGCGGTCCAGTTCCATCACCGCCGCGGCGATGGTCGCAACCACAGGGTAGATGTCGACACGGTCGTAGCCGTCGGCGCCCCGGATCACTGCGCCGGGGATACGGTGCAGATCGCCCGCCATCAGCCCGGCGGACCTGCGCCCATCTTCGGGCACCCGATCGTAGGACGGGTCGGTATAGCGATAGGACGACGGGCGCTGCTCACGCAGGATCGACAAGGCGTCGTCCAGCGGGCGGATGTCCTCTTTCAGCCGTTCGTCGGACGCGGCTATCGCGGCCCCACCCAGTGATACGCCTGCGCCCAAGAGCGAGTTGAACAGGCTTGGTTGCGGCGCGGTAGCCGTCGTCGAATTGACCTGCGGCAGCGGAGCGGGCAGCGGCGTGGACTGCTGCGCCCGCAGCCAGTTCTGCATCGTCAGGGGTGCCTGTTTCTTTTCGGTCTCGATGCCCCGCCGGATTTCGTTCTCGCGGAATTTGATATTGCTGGCATCGAGCATGTGGTCCGCGCCCCGCAGCGCGGCGTCGCCCTGCTGCTGCATCCGAGTCGATACCGTGTCGTTGATCGCAAACTGATCCCCCGCCAGCCCCGCTGCGCCGGACATTATATCCGCGCGGGCTTGGGCTTTCGAGATGCCCAGCATGGCGGCCCGCTCGTTGATGCTGGCGTCCAGTTCGGATTCCGACAGCCCGAGGTTGGCCGCCGCCACCGCGTTGTCCGACATCTGGGCGGTCTGCTGCAGACCCAGTTCTTGCCCGGCACGTTCGGCTTGATAGCGCATGTCTGCTTCGGTCTGCGCCATGGTGCGCTGTCCCTCGTCCCATGTGCGCGACATCTCTACGCCGGTGCGGGAGTTGGTTCCCCCGCCGATCGCGGCGTTACTCGCCTCAAGCTGCGCCATGCGGCGCGCGTTGTCCTCTGCCATGCGGGACAAGACCGGGTTGACCATGGCGTCGACATACTGGCTCTCGTAGCCAGCCTGCACCCCCGCGTAGTCCATGTTACGCAGCGCGTCCTGATCGGCTGTCGTATCGAAAGCCGACCCGATGTTGGTGTCGATGCGTGCCAGANNCCGGTCAAGACCCTGCATNNCGCTGATAGCGGTGCCATACGCGTCACTTCGCAGTCGCTCGCCGCAGCAGACGTGTTGCCCACGGCTGCCTCGTAGGCATTGGTGTTGGTGTTCATCGCGCCGCGCGTGCTGGCCATCATTTCGGCCATAGCGTCGCTGCCATTGTAGTCCGCGATCAGCGCGTTCGGATCGGAATACTTGGCTGCCAGTTCTTCGGCCGTATCGTTGGCCGCCATGGAATCTTCGACAGACCCCTTGTAGTAATCCTCGACCCAGTCTGGCATCTCGTCATATGGGTTCGTCACCGACGTCTCGGGAGTGCTCTGCATCGTCGACATTCTGGCGGCCCTCTTTGACCCAATCTTCGACTGTCTCGCCGTCCCGGTGTAGGTGGGTTATCATGGCCTCTGCCACCCGACGCGCGTGATCTATACCGCCTGTTATAGCACCGACTGCCACGAATAGGCCATCTATATTCTCGCGGCGCACGAAGCCGAACAGATGTCGCACCGAATCATCGCTGCCTTTCCACCGATCGGACGCTTCCCAGTGAACGAGAATATCGGTCACGACGGCCGACAGATGAGCACCATGGGCGACGAAGAAGGGGTTGGACGGCAGTTGCACGAGCGTGGCGTAAAGCATCCGCACGACGAAATCCTGCCGCCGCACCGGCACCAGATCCTCGTCGACCAGATCATCTCCCATCCCCACGAGGCTCGCCATGATCCGCAGATACTCCCGCGCGCCGGGCACACCGTTAGCGGTAAAGGCGATCAGTTTCTCGCGGACCTCGGGCGTCGGTTCGCTCATGACCACGCTCCGGACGGGTTATCCCCTATGTCACCTATGCGCTGGATCAGAATATGCGACCCGATCTCGACGACGGCTGCAGCGGCATGGTCCAGTCGAATAGACGGGATGATCGTACCGCCGGTGGTAACGACGAACATACCGGTTCCTTCGGCTATCATCCCGGTTCCCTCGGCTTGCGTGACGATGCGTGCGGTCGACGTCGGTGCGTTCGACGCACTGCCGCCGCGGGTCGACGTGATGAATGCGTTCGTGTTGTCGACACCGACGAAATGATAGAGCGTCCGGTCTACCACCGCCGTGCCCGGCCCCAGCAAGCTGAAATATCCGTTGCCAGTGCTGGCTGACATGTTGGTCATGAGGATCAAGATGTCGAAACGATACCTACCGGCTGCAAGCGTTATCGCCCCGTTCGTCGAGAAATCGAACAGAGTCTGCTCCGTCGCGACGTTGTCCAGCGTGTGCGCAGTGTCCTGCTGACCCCAGTATATCTCGGCACCGGGTCCAGCAGGTCCAGCCGGGCCGGCTGGACCTGCTGGACCCGCGGGGCCTACACCCCCG